GCAGGTACATATTCTTTATCTTCGCAGTTATTATCCCAACCGCTAGGCATACCATTATAGCCAATGCTGATAATTCTATCATCTTTTACCACAATCGCACCTACTTGCAAACGTTTTGCTGAACTTAGTTTTGAAAATCGTTCTGCCACATCCATATAAGCGTCTATAAATTTTTGTTTCATTTAGCAACAAGCCTATATATCATTCGGGTAAATTGGTATCGTGTGCATCTAATAGATATCGTTTACGAACTCTCATTAATTTTGTCCATCCTTTGAATGACATAAACATTGATTGTACTATTGAGCTATGTCGAAGGTGTGTACTTTGCCGGATATTTCCAGTTCTACAATGTACAGTGTTCCTATAAATTGGTACTACTTGGCATAAAGGTTCACCCTGCTTAATCAATGTAGTTACTGGTTCTTTTAACATAATATTAATTGGGCTTTGTAAGGCACCAATATCATGGTCAATTATACCGGGCATTGCTTGCCAATTCTGATCTTCGTGGTATAACATTGGAAGATATAGTAAACTCCAATCTGGTGCTGTATATGTACGCCATGGATTATCTAATTTTACTGGAGTTCTTACTTTGAATGTCTTCTCCATAAAGTTAGATATTTGTTCAGGGTGGTGAAATCCGTGCTTGTAGGTAGGATCACTATAACGGGCTCTAACTGAACCATCATCCATAGGATATATTTCTATATCACACCAAGCTGGAATTACATAACCTAGTCCAATATATTCACTTATACCAGGACATGCCTTAATTGTTTTTGTACTATCAATCATATGCTCTTGTTTATTAATAAAAGCAGGCATATTTGAAAATTTTTCAGGAACAAACTCTCTTGCAGGACGGATTGGCGCAAACTTTCTTGCAGCCCAATTATCTGTTTCAAAATATACTTGATATTTTTTCTTTTTGAAAAGATTCTTAAACATATTATACAGCCATCTCTGCTTTAATACTATCCATTGGATTGTAATCAATTAATTTATATTGGCTAGGTGTAGTTTTTACAAGTTCTACAAGGTCTTTAAATTTGGGCATTTCAAGTTGAGGTAATTCTCTTGGTTCTCTTGAAATTTGTTCTTTAACCTGTTCAAAATGATTTTGATAGATATGACAGTCACCGCCAGTCCAGATAAATTCGCCAACTTTAACTTGCAAAAGCTGAGCAAACATGTGAGTCAGCAAGCTATAACTAGCAATATTAAATGGTACACCTAAGAACATATCAGCACTACGTTGATATAGTTGGCAACTTAATTCACCATTGTGGATATGAAATTGAAACAGTGTGTGACATGGAGGTAGAGCCATTACATTTACACGATCAGCATTCCATGCACTAACAATATGTCTGCGACTGCTTGGGTTGTAGTACATGTTTTCTAGTACTTCTGCAATTTGATCAACAAACCCAATTTGTGCATCCCATGTACGCCATTGATGACCGTAAACAGGACCTAAATCTTTTTCAGTATCAGTATTTGTGTAACCTAATGCTTTTGCCTGATTGTCAGCATTAGCGGTCCAAATAGTAGTCTTGCCTACTAGCTCTTCTCTAGGTTTACCATAGTGTATTTCTGCAAGTCTGCGCTCGTCGCTTGATCCTTCAAGCATCCATAGTAGCTCGCTTACTACACTTTTCCATGCTAATTTCTTAGTAGTAACTGCTGGAAATCCTTTGCGTAGATCAAAACGCATTTGGTAACCAAACACACAACGAGTTCCTACACCAGTCCTATCGTCAGCATCCTTGCCGTTTTCTAAAATATATTTTAGTGCATCAATATATTGCTTCATTTTTGTTTCTTCCAAATTTGAAACATAACACCCGGATGTACCTCTTGACTATCTAGTGTAAATTTATCTTCAATATTGTCTAAAGATAAAAACGTATCACAATCATAATCACCCGGTATACGACTTAAATAAAATTCATCAATAATATCTAAAGTTTGATTAACAATTTTAGGTCCCCCAATAATCCAAGTAATGAGACCTCTGTGTTCTTCTGCCACATCTTTAACCCATTGATTAAGATCTCCCTGAATGTAATCGTGTGCTCCTGGATAATCGTTGGGTCTTGTTGTAACTAAAATATTCTTACGTTTGGGCAATGGACGGGGCATATGAGGATCCTCCCAAGTAGTGGATCCCATAATAACAACGTGCCCTGCGGTATTATTTTTAAACCACTGCAAATCTGTACTGTTATGTGACCAAGGTAATGTTCCATTCCTGCTAACACCACCACGATCGTCACAGGCTAATATTGCTTTAATCACCTTGTCCTGGCTCCTCTGAAAAATGATTCTCAAACTTTTCCGGTACACCATCCCACTCAGATGCGTCTTCAGGAGGTGTACCTTTTTGTGTTATATTTGGCCAGATTAAGCTATACTTTTGATTAATTCCAAACCATTTGTCTTTTTCAACTCCTAAAAATGCGTCTGAAAGTATTGCACCAGGGCCGCATTCTGGTTCGCAAACGCCGCAATCGATGCACTCGTCTGGATTAATTACTAGAAAGTTCTTACCTTCATAAAAGCAATCTACTGGACAAACTTCAACGCAATCCATATTTTTACATTTAATACAGTTATCAGTTACTAGATATGTCATTTTATAGCCTTGATAGACGAATTAGTGTTGCAGCTAAATTAATTTCAGCATCTACAACTAACGTATGATCTACTAATCCTTGTTTAATAATTAATACTGCTTGGTCTTGTTTTTCGTTGTCACCGAACATGTTAATGTTATCATAAAGCCAACGATATATTTCTTCCATTTCTTCTGGTCTAACTGTGCCACATAATAGCTTACGTGCTTCTTGAATTTTACCAGCTTTAAATAATTCTACCATTGCTAGTTTCCAGTCAGCTTCGTTTTTATCATTTTTATCAGGTGTATTTAAACTACTGTTAATAACATTTTGCTGTAACATGTTAATGCACTTACGTAAGTCTGGATATGTTGCTTTTACGTATGTGTCTAACGTATCTAGTTCAAACTGAATGTTTTCTTCAAGTAAAATGGTTGCTACTCTAGCAGTGAATTCAGTTTGGTCTACTTTAGCAATATGAAATCCCTGACAACGACTATGTATTGCTGGAATAATTCTATTTGGATAGTTGCAAGTTAAAATAAAACGTGCTGTAGTATGATACTCTTCCATAACACCGCGTAAAATTGCTTGTGCATTTGGTGTTAGATAATCTGCTTCGTCTAACAATACAACCTTAAAGTTTCCAAATGGAATCATTTGGACAAAACTAGTAATCTTGTCACGTATTGTGTCTGCATTGTTTTCGCGACTAGCATTGATTTCCATTATATCTAATGGATTAATATCTAGCTCATTAAACAAAATTTTAGCAAGGGTAGTTTTACCAATGCCAGCATTACCGCTAAACAACAGATGTGGAATGGTTTGTTCTTTAATCCAAGAAGTTATTTGTTTTTTCTGTGCTTCATCACGAAAAACATATCCTTCTACCGTCTTTGGACGCCATTTTTCTACCCATAGTTCTTTCATTCTTCACCTTCATCAGAGTCAACTTCTGTTTCTTTTTGTTTTGGTTTCGGCCTACCATAATAGTTTTTATATTCAATTTCACTTCTTTGTCCGTACGGAATTTTTTGAATTATACCACCGTTTTTGATAAATTCTGCAACTGCATCTGTAGTCTCTTCTTGATCTTTGGGAACTGGATTCATGCTCATTTTTTAACTCCTAACTCATTGTATGCTACTTGTACTGATTTAGCCTGAAAGTAGGCATCTGCAAGTGCGTTGTGAAGATTTGTTTGCATAGCTTTGCGTGGATCAACTTTGCACAAACTAAACAATGTTCGACTATCCTTTACTTGCCAGAAGTTATAAGGTATAGGTAGTTCTAGTGATCGATACATGTTTTCAACAATAGTAAGGTCAAAACCGTATCCGTGACCCCAAATAGTATCAACACCAACAAACCAACGATTGAGCTGTTTTAATGCTTCTTCAACTGTAATAGCGCCGGCCTGATCAAACGCTTCTTCCATTGCTTTAGGATCTTGTTCCGACCACCATTTAATAGTGGCATCAGACGTAGTTCTTCCTAAATGATCCTGATCGTCTATATCAATTTTAAAGTATATTTCGTCGTAGGGTTCATCATTGCTAAACGGGTTAAATTTTACTGCCCCAAGACTTAGCACAGTTGAACTTGGACGAGTGTCCAAAGTTTCGAGGTCAATCATACCGTGGATTGCCATATTAATTTTTCCTATTTTCTTGTCCAATGCCAGAAACAATTAAAAACACATACAGGATTGGCCATGCCCAGCCTGTTAAAAAACCTGTAACATGCAAAATCATTAACGTAATGCCAGTAGCACCAGTTGTTCCAATACCAGTTTTTTGTGGTGGAGTAGGTAATTGCATAAGAGATCTCCTTAGTTATACTAGTATTATAACACCAGCTAACTAAGGAGTCAAGTAGTTTATTCTTTATTGCCGAATAAATTTAGCAACATTTGGAAAAGGTTAATGAAGTTTAGATACAGATTTAATGCAAATTGGATGCCGTATTTAGGATCGCCGCCTGATTCATAATAAATGTTTTTTGCATTTTGGGTGTCCCAAGCTGTAAGTCCTGTGAAAATTAGTACACCTAGTATACTAATAGTAAACATCAAAGCACTACTTGCAAGAAAGATGTTTACAATACTTGCAATAACAATACCAATCAGTCCAATAAACAAAAAACTTCCAAAACTTGTAAGATCACGTTTTGTGCTATATCCATACAAGCTTGCGCTTGCAAAGGTAGCTGCTGTGATAAAAAATACTTGAGCTATGCTTGCAGCGGTATAAACCGCAAAAACAGTACCAAGGCTTACGCCCATAACTGCGGTAAATGTGTAATAGAAGTTTCTAATAGACTCGTAACTCCAGTCTCGCCCTGCAAAACTGTAGTATAGAATCATACCAAGTGGCGCAAAAACAAACAGCCAGAGCAATGACCCCATTGCCTGTAGCGCACCTGTTGAATATGTTAACCATGCAACAATACCACTAATGCCTAAGCCTGCGGCTGTGTGATTGTACATATTGAGCATAAACTGACGAAGGCCTTCGTCGTATGCTAATTGTGATCTATTTACAATTCTTTCCATTTACTTTCCTTTCATGTTGTCTTATGTTCTTCGCAAGGTTCTTTGATGTACTGCTCTAAATTCGGAGGAAGCCATCCTTCCGGTTTAAGTACTTTTCCATCTTCACGCTTGCGAACTTTTCTAGTCATAGGATCAATTTTTGCCATATTTGTGTTCATGACTTCTTTCCATGCACATTCGCCACACGCACCTAATGAGTTAATAGCACCAATAGTAACAACTAGGATATCAATGAGAGCATCTAGCTGCTCAACCTTGTCATCTGCTGCAACGGCATCTCGAAGCTCACTTACTTCTTCATCAATTAAATCTCTGTAAAGCTTATATTGTGCTTCGTTGTATATGCCTACACTTTGATCGCAGGCTCTCATAAAGTCTGTTTGGTCTCTAAAAGGATTTGATATCATTTAAAACTCTTTGAATGTTCGTCTGTTGTGTCTTTTAATTTGCTGCTAAGATAATGTGCTATCACTACGGTCGCAAAGATTGTCGCAGCAATAATTACCTCATATAATCCATGAAGATCGTAGTTCATCACATTTCCTTACAGGTCTAGGTCTGGTCGAACAAATGAACCTGGATCAATAGAAGCAGGACCGTCTGTGTATTCAGCACCGATTCTTACATCGTTAGGTTTTTCTTCCGAGTACATCAGAATGCTTTCAGCTTCCACCATACGAATTTCTACTTCTCCAGATCCTTCGTCAACTTTCATTCCTCGTGTCCAACGACCGTGTTCAACAAGTATCCAATCTCCAACATTGTATGCATCTTTGTTTTCAGGACCTTTTGCATGTACACGACCCCATCTAGGATAGATACCGCGTGTTTTACCGTCGTCACTACCAATAATAATACCACCTTTAGTTGTTTGTTCACCAAAGTACATATCAACTACTAAAACCCTATTTCTTATAGGTCGTAGCTTACCTTTTATAGTATTAAGATTCTGAGCCATTAATCACCCTTTTTTACAAAATTGCCTTCGTCGTCCTCAACCCAAAGATCTTCTTCGAGCATTTCAACTTCTTCAGTAGTTAGCTCTTCTTTTGGAACAACAATTGCTGCTTCTTTTTTACCTGTGTGGCCTCTAGAATCAAGTGGTCTTTTTGAATAATGATCCTTGATTATTTCTTCACGCTTTTTAACAATTTGACCGCCTGGCCCTAACTCGTCGCCACGGGCATTTACACGAGCATTTCCTACAGCAGGAGTAAGCTCATTCTTTTTGCGTAAAAATTCCATATCAATAGGCTTGCCTCTCATTGATCGGTATTGTTTACGTCCGGTTTGCATTTTACTCATAATAACCTCCTTAGTTATATTTGTACTTATCTCAAGAACTCTCGCCAATCTAGGCCATATTGAATAGAATTAATGCGATGCACTCCAATCAAATACAGTACATAGCTTGCTACAGAGCTACCACGTCCAACACCCCATACAATATTGTTTTCACGCATAAAATCCACAAGATAAATCATATATCGTAATAAGTTAAACATATCACGATTTTCGTACTCTTTTAATTCTTCCATTACACGTTCAGAAACAGCAGTAGTCCAATAATTGTCTGCTGCTTTTTTTAGAATGTATTTGTATATATCTAAAGTCTTATACTCGTCTGGCATAAACCATTCAGAACGTAAAGCTGAATCAAATTGTGTTTTATCAACATCTAAAGGCACATAAGTTGTAAGCTCACTAAGTCCTTGCTCACGCATTGCAGCATTGAATTTGCTAATTTCTTCATCGGGTGTACATAACACCACATGAACTTTATCTGCATGACCTGAATAGATCATGTCAATAAGGTCGCGATTAGTGAAGCGGGGTATTCCTAGTTCATCTGTTATCATTAGCATTCTTACAGTTTAACTGATGTTAATTAAACTGTCAAGTGAATTATTTGGATCTTGTTGGTCTTTTAAACGTTGAAACTCTATAGCTCTACGAGTATGAAGTTCTTGTTTATAAATTTCAAGTATATTAACAATTTGTGACTGTACGCTGGTATTGTTAGTTTGAAAATATTTGCGCTGGAGATCGTGAATTTTGTTCTCTAGCTCGTGTAGTGTTAAATTGGACAAATTGTCAATTAACGGATTAAGCATTATTACTCGCTATAAACGCCTTTGTATTCAGCAAAAACAGTTAGTCCCCCATTATACGACCAAAAATCGATGATAACAGGGTTATCTATTCCGTCAACTAGTAGTGTAGCTGGCCAATTTGGACTTTTCTTAATTACTCCGCCAGATGTGTTAAATGTAACAGTTTTGGCAACATCGTCTGAGCAAGTTAATTCTACAGTTAGTTTTGCAAGTCTGTTTTCAATATCAGTACTTGGCCAGTTAGATAGAGTAAATGCCAATCCAGCGTTCTCTGTTCCAATGTTTATATTTACACTCTGGTAACGGCCGTCTAAAAATGATATTTCAGGATCTACATCAGTTTCATCTAATGTTATTGAAACAACTGTTACTGATCCTTTATTAAAATAAGTTTCTGTGACAACTTCTAAACTTGCATCAATGATGTGCGATCCGTTGAAATCGCTATTTTCATCTTTTCTAGCTGCATTATTTTGTAAATCTGTAATTTCTGTTGCTGCATAAGAAAAGTTTTGCTTTATAATAGCAAAATTATCACGGAAACCTTGTGTGTCGTTATCTACGCCTGCAACCGGATATGTTGCATCGATAGTACTGCTTGATATGCTACTGGCCATTTTTTATCCTCATTAGTTAACTATATTTATACACTTTAAACATTGAATTGATAATTTGCGAACAGAATATATTGCTCATTTATATTTCCTTCTGTTTTTTGTACAATGTAACGATCAATTTGAAAATCCAATAGCCTAAAATCAAAACCACTATTTTTTATGTTAACCATAATATCATCAGCAGTACCAGGTTTACAGTAGCAAATTGGAACGGCACTGACATATCCAAGCTCTTGGAACCCTGTTTGTGTGGTTCTCATCCATAGCGGTAAATAGTTTCGTTCAGATTTTCCGATATCCTTTATATTTCTACGCATATTATCTATACTAGATATATATCTTCTTTGATCCTTGCCGTCGGAAACTTTAACTGCATTAGAATCTGTTTTGATTGTATTTGCAGGAGTTGGTCTTCTGCGCATTGGTTCGCTGTCTGATACTTGCAGTTGCACTAATAGTTCAGAAGTATTTGCTATTTCTACGTAAAAATCATTATTGTCTACGTTTAAAGGTACTCCGCCGTCTCTAGTATCAATAATAATTTTATCTACTTCAGGATAAAAGAATGTAACAGTTTGACGTCCGTATACAGGAAGCTGCACAGCACCTAGACCTGTTTTAGTTTCGTCATCTTTTGGTGCAAACTGTATACTATCAACAGTTATATTATTTTTTGTATTTATTAAAAATTCTTTTTGAGTTTTTCCAGATTTTGGCTTAGCCCTATCAATTATATCTATGTAAATAACTTCATAGATAACATCAGATGTTCCGGGTTCCTTTGCTACAGCTTTTTTAATGTCTCCCATTAAATATCGAGTTTTCTTATGATTTTTTGCAGCCGCCGAAACAAACTTATCTACTGACTTTGCCTCAATGCCTGCATACACTAACATTTTTAGTTTTTTCTGTATTCCAAAACTTTCATCATCAGGTCGATATATGCTTTCAGGAGTAAAAACTTCCGGAGTTGATAAAAATACTCTGTACTGATTTCTTTGTTCTTGTTTTAAGAACGGAGTTGCGTAAATGTTTGTATAACGAGTAGAATCGCTATCATCAACTAGTAGTGTAAATTCTCTACGTATAGCAACTAGATTGAATCTATCTCTTGCTTCAACAGTAAACTTATACTCTCTATCAAATGTTGTTAGACCAGGTTGATAACCGTCCCAAGTATTAGCGCCATTATCAAATGTTGTTAAGCCTAGTTTTCCAGGTTCTGGAAATTGTCTAGCTGATCCTATAATTTCTCCGTACGGGTTCATACGCATACCGTTAGGAAGTTTACCATCAATGATATTGTATATCATTTTAGTACCCGGTACCGTTGTTTCAGCCTCAACTCTTAGGTTACTAATAAAATTAGCATTTATAGTTCCTAAATCAGCATCTGTTAGCCATTGTATTGCCGAATCAATATAACCAATTATACTTAATTCAAATGTCTTAGCAGTGCTTGGTATTACAGTTTCATCTTCACTTACTATTACAATATTTTTAGAAAAGAAATCATTTTTAAATAAAGCAATACCGATGTTTCTTCCTTGATTAATTTGACTAATTAATGGTACGTCAAAACTAATTCTATCTTCGTTGTCTCTTAACAGTTTAACAGTTATTTCGCTACTGTCTGTGCTGGTGTCAAAAAAGTTTTTTACGTTTGTAATAATTCTACTTTCAGCAGTACTTAGAATTTTAATTTTCCAACGGTTTTGGTCTATAATATCAATATAAGGTGTACCACCAAACTTATATTCTAGAGCCTGATATGTAGCAGTAATAACATCTTCATTACTTAAATCACGTATCGTCTCTGCTATTTCAACCCATTTGTCCTCTTCAAAAATAATTTGAACAACTCCATCTACTGTTATTAAATTTCCGTCAATATCAGTTTGTGGTTGTATGTTATGAGCTGATAAACAGCGATATATTTTGCCGTTGCCACCGGACTCTACAGTATAAACAGCTATGTCGTTTGCAAAGTAGTTTTCATATAAATCTATGTTTTGCGGAACACCAAATGGAAGTATTGGATCAGTTGAAGGATCTGTTTGAATTATTTCATATTCTATATAAGGTAGTATGTCTTGTATAACATAACCTTCGTCATCATTAAATCTAATAGTTCTGCCTTGGTATTTTTCTTTGTCTTTTTCGTTTAACCTAGATACAAATATATGATCTTGACCGGTTCTAGCTGTTCTGCTTGTTATAAGAGATACATTTGGGCCAATAGTATCGTTGACATAAATTAAATCATAGTCTGCGTTCCTATCATCTATGTTTATTACAGAATATTCGCGTTTGTTAAGTAGTATTTTTCTTCCTATTAGTTCTTTTAGATCAGAAATACCATCTACACTAGTTAAATCTGTTTTATATACTTTAAAGAAATCTTTTCCTAATAAAGTATCTTCATAGAATGTTCCAAAAATTGTAGCTGTTTCTAAATCACCTTCAAATCTAGTTGCTTTAATTGTAAACTTATAGTCTCGTGTAACAGCTGGTTGATAAGGAACCCTACCTGTTAGTTCCCCTGTTGATGAATCAAGTTCTAACCCCGGAGGCAATATACTAGGAGTGCCGTCGTCATTTACATCTTCTAAGGTATAAACAACATTTCCGACTAGAGTAGAGTTATCAACTATATCTAAGTAAACAGATACATAATTTGATGCTCTTTTAAATCCTAAATTTCTAGGGGTTACCCATACTGGAGTTCTAAGATGGGTAACGTCTGCTGTAAACACACCAGTACTTGATTTCATCACAGTATTATCTGAGCGTAAAAAGTCATCGCCTACAACGTAAATGTTGAACTCTCTACGAGCAAATGTGTCGCCGTCAGTTACTGTTACAGCAAATGGATAATAGCGGTTTAGTTTTCTTAAACTAACAGTTGATTCAGAATAGTCAAACGAAGTTGTATCGTAGTAAAAACTGCCGTAACCGTTTCCTGGCAAAACAGCATAATCAAACGGAAAATCTCCGTATGGCATTGAATCGTACTGTCCGCTAGTAAACCTTTTATCTAAACTTAATAAAGGTTCAACTATGCCTGTTAGTTTACCATCTCTTGATAATTTAATTCCTGGAGGAAGTGTACCATCACCGTCAGCGATAAAATAATCTAATACATCGCCCGCAGGCAAATCATTATCTGTTGCTAGTAACTGGAAGTCAATTATTTCGCTATCTAAAATAAAGTAAGTAGTTGCGCTACCTACCGGTAATAGACCTGGAGCGGTTAGCCATACTGGATCGTCAGGACCAACAACTATGAATTTTAAAGTTCTGTCGTCAAAGTATCCCTCCCAGTGGGCACGAAGTACAACATTTGAAACAGTATCTGTAACTACTTCAAACGGTGTACCTACAACTTTTGTTCCTTCAATACGTAAACCTGCAGGAAGATTTCCGCTGATGATTTCTAACTCGATACCCTGATATCCATTTGCTACAGGCAAGGCTATTTCAATAAGGTTTCTTTCTATTAGAAGCCCTATTTGAGTTCCACTTATTACGTTCCAAAGAGATATATCAGCCATTTAACACACTTCCTTTACAGTATTTATCGTAAAGATTGTTATAGTGTGCCGCCTTCAATTGTCCTGTATTCGGGGTGTGGAAATGTGCCAAAGTCTATGTCTAGCTCTGATGATAGCCACTGCACTACATTTGAGTAATTTACGCCTAATACACCAAAATCCCAGTAGTTATTAAACCACAAGTTAATATCTCTAATATCAATACTGTGTACTAGACCTGTTAAATTGCCTGTAAAAGACCCTGTTACATTAGTAGCATCAACATTGCCAATGTTTAAAAGGTTATTTCCTTGGCCGTCTAGATCTCCACCTAGCTGCGGAGTTGTATCGTTGGATAATTCTCTCCAACCTGTATAATTAATTCTTAATGCGTCACCAACAACAGAAGTAACAATATCTTGGCCACCTTGAACATTTAATGTTGCTATTTCTTCTAAAACAATAGTGCCAGTGTCTGGATTAACTGTTAGTTTTTTTAATCCGCCGTTTGCGTTTATTGTAACACTCTCATTGTTTGATTCTAGGGTTACATCTGTTCCGGCAATGATTTTTTTAAACTGTAACTCATAGCCAACAAGCTGTGCAAAAAGTCCTTCGCCGCTATCTCCTAGATTTACAGCAGTTGACCTTTCGTAATCTCTAAGATCTAACTCCTCAAAGTTGTTGTTTACCTTAACAAAGGCTTCACGGAGGTCATCACCTGTGCCGTCGTTAGCTGTAATTCCTATGTTTATTAATTGAATTGCCATGTAATTCTCCGTTTTTAATATTTAGCTAGAGGTTATCTTTAACGTATATGCTCTGTTAAAAGGTTGAAACGCAAATCTATTTTCACTACCTAGCAAACTTCTAGTATTAGTGTAATCAACTTCGCTACCGCTACTGTATAGTTTTCCATTTCTAGACTTCCCTAGCAGCCATTGAGTAAGCTCTGCTGTGGTCTTATCTGGATTTAGTTGTAAGTACAATGCAGCTAATCCGGTTATTTGTGGAGCCGCCATACTTGTTCCGCTAATGTTTGTTTGCTTGTAATTACTATCTAAATAATAATTTTGCGATCCAGCCCCCCAACTATTTGTATTACTGGTTGAACTCATTATGTTGGTACCGGGAGCCCATATGTTTACTCCGGGACCACATTCACTACTGATTGCCTTTTGCTCCAAACCTCCAGCATGAATAGCACTATCAACGTTACCAACTATAAATGCTTCATCGGAGTATGGACTAGAACCCCTATTATAGTAAACAAGACCATTGTTTGTAATAGCATAGTTGTTATAATCGAGACCGTTTTCGACATCTATTTTATGGTATTGATTGCCTGCTGCAATAACTACATGAACACCTTCGTCAATTAGTTCTTGAACGTCAACATCGATAGAACTTACACGTACATTAGTGTAATAAGTAGTTCCATCGCTTAACGGTACAAGGCCAAGTGCCCAACGTTCGCTACCAGTATCTATAGCAGTTCCTGAAAATGTAGTACCTCTATAATTAATGCTGCTTACACTAGTATAGGTGGCATAATAGCCCCAACTCATATTAACTATAGTAGGACGTTTAACTCCAGTAATAGGATCAACAGGTTTATTACGATGCCAAAGTTTAATTATATCAAAACAATTAGATTGTGAAATACCACTGTAAGGATCTGTACTACCTTCTAAACCTGCTACTTTTACTGCATAAATTCTTGCATCCTTAGCCCAACCAAAAGTTTTTCCGGCGGCAATGCCAGCAACATGTGTACCGTGACCATCATAATCTGTATAAAATTCAGTTGGCATGGTTCCGGTGAGTCCGCTTTCCGCATACCAGTCAATCTCGTAAACACGACTGTTTCCTTGTGAATCTTGAAACTCTGGATGATCTGCTTGTATGCCGCTATCTTGTATAATAATGTCTACTCCAGTGCCTTCTAGAGTATAAGTATAGCCACCGGCTACATTGTTGCCTATATAAGGATTACTTTCGGCAATTATTCTACGTAGACCCCAATTTACATGAGACCCACTATCACTAGTTGTTTTTGCAAAGTCTGATTCTTGTATTGCTCTGCGCTTTATTATTAGATCGTCTCTTTGTTCGGGCGGAATTTCTACATCATACACTCTAGGATCACTGCGTAGTTGAGCGGCCTCAGCGTCTGTTAGTGCATAGTGACACATACGCAAACTGCCATCACGATTGTTAACTATGTCTACTCTACGTGTAGGAACAAAGCCGTCGTCTTCGCTAGCGTTTTCTATTTGTTCCCAAAAGGCATCATAGTCAACATCTCGATTTAAACTAACAATATATTCTTTTGTTTCACTCACAGTTTAATCCTATTAGTTAAATCTTATGCGCCAGTTCCGCTATTAAGTGCTTTGACCAGTGTAGCCAATCTGTCAATGGCTGCACCTATAGTTATTGGAGCGGTTCCGCTCCAGTCCCCTGGTGTTTCTGCTGTATATGCTAGTGATCCATTTACTGTACCGTTAACTAATAAATCTTTAATCGTTAAATCACCAGTAATTATTACATCGCCAGTTATGGTGCTAGTGTTAATTATAGTACCAGTCAAGTCACTCCAAAATACGTATAGGTCAACATCAACTTCTGAATTTACTAGAGTCCATGTTGTAAGATCTGAACTGGCTGCACGATACACTTCTTCGTAATCGTTGCCAATGTAGAAATAACCATTGACGTAGTCCATAGCATCAATGAAAACACCGTGGCTTGCCCTTGCTGTTGCTGTGCCTGTGAAAGTGTCAAGAGCACTGAAGTCTGAAGGTGTAGTCAATGTTTGATCATCATACAGTATATTTCCAGCACCAACATTTAGATAATATGTTCCGTTGTATCCTGCGACGCTAGAACCTGTGATTACAATTTTCTCACCATTTTTAATAACACCGTTGCCTGCTTCTGTTGGGATTGAAGTGTATGTGAGTGCGCCTGTACTGTTGTTAATATCTGTGACAGTAAAATCAAACGGATGTATTGTAACAAATTCCCAAGTGCTACCGTTGTCTGTAGTATAAACCACATGACCATCTTCGGTTCCAGTTGCAATTACACCGTCACCTCCTGCGGCTGTGTCACTGAACGCCGGAACAGTATATCCTATTGCATTTGACAGACTGGTTAATGGATTGTTTTCCGTCCAGGTACCTGTGCGTGGATCGGTGCTGGTATTAACGGCACTGGTTGAGTCATTAAACACATACCATGAAGATCCACTCCATGCTGTAAACAACCCATTCTCCGCATAATCTACGGCAGTGCTAAACTGATTGGCAGTTGTTGGATTGGAGCTCAAATCAGTAATGTAAACACCGCCGTTCACACTGGTTGCTTGTACTGAAAACGCCCATCCCACACCGTTGTAGTCAACGTCACTGAATCTACTGTTCTCACTTCCACCAGCTGCTAAGTCATTTAACAGTCCAGCATCTGTGATAGTTTTCCAAATCCAGTTAATGCCATCTGTAGAATAGCCCCATCCGCAGGTTTGTGGCGTTCCAGCATAATAACCTGCTGCAACAAAATAATTGTTTGCGTAGAGCATGTTGGTTATGTACAAAGATGTAGATATTGCAACTGCGGTTCCTGGTGAACTGAAACTGGTATATCCAAGATCACCACTATCATTTGCCACAACAATAGTTGTTCCATCAGTTGCAATTGAACCAACAAAAATACCAGAATCAACTGGGCTGGACCATGTTGTTCCATCGGTGGATGTGATTATATTTCCGTCATCATTGCCTACAGCAAACGCATAAGTTGTTGTTGCACTACCAACACCACCACCGCCTGATGGGTCAGCATAGGTTAATTCTTTTGTAGTAGCATTATAGTAAACTGCTTTGGCAGTATTACCTGTATCTTCTCTAACTGGATTGATATACAAACCTGATTGATCACCGTTCAATGGTGTACTTGAAGCATTGATCATAATGCTGTTAGCAGGCTGGTTAGGTGTACCGTCTCCATCCATGTTACCGCGAGCTGCTTTGAAACCAATAGCAACTGAGTAGTCGCCTTGATCAGTTGCACCAGCACAGAAACCTATACCTACTGCTCCGACGCCTTGTGTAACATTACCTGATCCACGTCCTACAGCAATCGCTTGATTACCCTGTGTGTTGTAACCTGCACCTTCACCTAGAGCAACGGCACTATGACCTTGACTAGTTTCTCCTGCTCCTTGACCAAATGCTATAGAATCTCCATCATTGTCTTTAATAACAGCGCCGTTGGTTAATGTTATTGTGTTGAATGTAACATCGTCTGCTGAGTTGACTAATTCTACCCAGTTGCCTGCGTGTGCAAAGTAGCCTTTACCTGTTGCGTGTACATGCGCAAACATACCATGATATATGTTTGCATTAGGTAACTCCCCTAGTGTACCGTAAACATTCGAATATACAATTTTACCTGTAGTAGTAATATCATATGTTTGGCCATTTAAGTTACCACCTAATTGCGGAGATGTATCGTCGACTAAATTAAATGTAATATCACTTGTTAGTGCTAGTGTTCCTGTGCCTGCTGGTATAGTATGTGTGTTGAGTGTTCCAACTACTTCAACTCCAGATGAACTAATATTAAATCTAGTTGTTTCTGTAGCACCACTTTTTGTTAGAAATGTAAAACTTCCGCCATCTACACCAACAACATTCCCAACTCCGTGTAACTCACCTGGGAGGGTCAGTGTGCCATTACCTTCAAATCTCCAGTAATTTGAACCAGTTAGTTCACCAATATCTACATAATAAGGGGAGTTGCCAGCGTCAATGCTCATTCCCCAGTTGTTTGATAAATCACCTGTTCTAGCAAATATAGCTGTTTGAGTTTGTGTCGATTGTAGGGTACCCGGAAATTCTAAAGTAGGAACAGTTCCTTCACCAATGTCACCGTATATAAAACTCCAAGTCTTATCACCAGTTGTTACAGTCCAGTTACTATCTACTTCTACATTCGCCTTTAATACTCCAGCTACGCCGTCTACTAGTAGTGTACTATCATCTGCAAATACAGAACCATTCATGTCGCCATTAAAAAACAATGCCGTGCCACCAACTACCACAGAATCTACATACTGTTTTGTGGCAACATCTTGTAAATTAATTGGATCTGAAACATTTGTTATTCTACTACCACTTGCAACTATATCACCTACTCCAGCAGCAGCATCTAAAACAATGTTGTTTCCAGATTCAATCGTAACAATACCTAATCCGGTAAATTCTAAACTGTTAGCAGTAATAGTGTCAAGGGTAATGTTTACTGCTGACAAATCTGGAGGTGTATATGTAAATACACCATTTGTATTGTTGTATACTAATGTTCCAGATCCTGATGCAGGATTTGACACTACACTAAAAGCAGTAAGGTCGATACTTCCGCCGCCACCTGCGCCAGTTAAAATGTCAACACCATTTATTGTAGATCCTGCTGGAAGGTTAACTGCTCCGCCTGTCGATGTAATTGTAGCATCACCAAGGTAAATTGATGTACCACTTAGATACAAATCTCTAAATTTGTGTGTAGCATCACCAATATCATATTCTTCATTGGTATTGGGTACTATATGACCTTTAACTGTACCGTCTAAGTTAATGGCATTATTGATACCATCTACTAGAACTGTAGAATCGTCACCAAAAACTGAACCAACAAAATCTGCAATTATACCATTTTCAACAATTTCGTTAATAGTTGAGCTAATTAATGAATCTACGTCTGCAGAATTTACAAATCCAAGATCATTTGTAAATTCTGATAGTGCTGTTGGTGCGCCGCCTAATGATGCATAAGCAATTTCATTAGTGTCTGCATTAAATATTAAACTTCCATCTCTACCTCTAAGATTAGCTATTACACTAGATGCATATATAGTTCTCCATCTTAAATAAGATGCACCTATATCAAACGCAGCCGTCTCAGTTGGGTTAATAGATCCTGTAACACTCATGTTCCAAACATGTAAATCGTTTAGTTGGTCTAATTCACCAAATTCTAACCTAGTTCCATCAGAGCTTACTCTTACGTATTTGTTTTCATGTCCTTCATATGTAGCAGGAGTGTCTTCTAATTCAATAAACGCTGTAGGCAAAACAGGTTTCCCTGCAATTTCAATCTTTGCAGCACGTATTGTACCTAACGCATTAATGTCTTTTACTTCTTCGATATTGTTAGTTCGAAGATATAAATTGTCATCAGTTGGTAGTTCTTTTAATTTATTACCATCCGTTGGATCAATTATTAGTGGAATTCTGTTTGCCATGCTCAAATCCTGTTCATTTTATATATTTACCTTAAATTGGAACTTCGCCATTTAGCGCATATATTGCACTTGCTATTCTGTCCAATGCTTCGCTAACAGTCTTTGGAGCAGGAGCGTCCCAGTGTACATTTGATTCTGGTATGTATTTTAGCGATCCATTGTTGACTATTAGATCTCCTTCTGCTGACATGCTTAGTCTTGTTCCAGTTAAATAAACAAAATCTTTTATGTACACATCCGCCCATTGTTTGTTTGAACTACCTATATCATAGCTTCCGTCAGTACCAGGAAGTAACGATGATTCAAGTGCAGACGGATCTGCAAAATTAGCATCATACAACTCATTAAAGTTATTGTTAATTTTTGTAAATGCTGCACGTAAAGGATCCCCGTCACCTTTATTTTCACTTGTACCTATATTAACCAGTTGTTTTGCCATTTTGAGTATTTCCCTTTTGAACAGTGATTCTTAGTTTAGTAGGAGTAACAACAACTTGACGTTGTTGTTTATCCCTACTTACTATAGTTTTTGCCTTACCAGCATCAACCATACGTTTTATTTGATTTTGGTCCATTAGTGTTTCCCTACAACGATTTCAATTACACCTTTTTCAGGAGACTCTTTATTTTCCAATGCCTTACCAATAACTGTCCCAACTTCTGCTTCGTTATTGACCGTAGCATATCCCGGAATAGCAGCCGAAACTAACAAGTCACCTTTCTTAACTCGTCCTAGAACTTTACATGGAACTCGTCCTTGTAGTGCAATTCCTGTTACATTATCACCTGTTAGTTCTGAGTTCATTAAGTGTGCAGGATTTGTAGTAACAACACCAGCAACTCTACGATCACCTCTAAATATTGTAGTAGTAACTTCAGCTTCCCCGCCAAATACTAAAACTGTTCCTGGTTCGTAAACATTATCGCCTAAATAGTTTTCTGCTAAGTCAGCATAGTATGATTCAGTTGCAGTTCCACGGAACGTAGTTGCATACACATTAGCGTACTTTAATGTAGCACTACCTATGTTGTAGATGTTGTCAGTGTCAGGTAAAGCACCTGCTGAACTAAACTTCATAGGTACAACACTAGAACTTGTAGCACTGTCTGCTGTAACAATAGCAACTTGGCCTGCTGTTGTTTTACCAGTATTAGCACCAATAGCAATACCAGTAGAAGCCTGCGTTCTTTCTCCAGGTGCTTCAATAAATGAGCTGTATATCCAGTCAACACCTAGACGCTTTTCACCTGCAAAGTTAGAAGCAGTTTGTAGCACACTCTGATTTATACCAGTACCGCTAATGTTTACGTTACCTGGTATTTGTAAGTCTGGATATGTTGGACTTGCGCCGCCAGAACCACCAACTGCACGTAGTATTTCACCTTGTGCTGGTGTTTTTATAACAAGTGTAGTTGTATCCAAACTCAACACTTCGTATGTTGACGAGCCGCCAAGTTTCAATGAGTTAACTTGAATACTTCCATTTGCATCTGTCTTAACAATTGAGTTAACCTCGCCTGTCTTTGATACATTAGTATAACCATAAATACCTGTACCTGTTTTGATTAGTGCATTTCCAGGATCAGATGCTGTAGGAACTTCAACAGTAAAGTCATTATCCTCAAGGCCGCCGCCATCGTGTACTACTGTACTAAATGAAATTTGTGATGCAGGGCCTGTACTTGCTGCGCTTCTGCCTACAACTGTTTTTGTTGCAACGTCCTCAATTGCTGTTAGAGTAATACCACCATCCTTTAATGACACAAAACCATTATCAGTAGTAAAGTTAGTTGAGCTAAATGCAGCAACACCTAGGTCGTTTTGCGTAATGCCTGTAGAATTAGCAAGAGTTGCAGCTTTATTCATTGTCAACTTGCTTTGCAAAATACCTGCACTAGCTGATATGTCACTGTTTACAACAGAGTTTGAACGAATTTGTAAACTTAGGTTAGTTTGTCTAGCACTAGGAACACCAGTTCCTGTTAGTGCTCTAGTTGCAGTAATAGACACATCACTGCCTGTATCCCAAACACCGTTTGCCCATTCATCCATTGGCCCGTCAACTATTGCGCCACGGGTTCCTGTTGGGTTTCCGTTTACATAAACAGTAAGGTTTTGTCCAGTTTCAAATTGTCCACTAGTTGGCGTGTATATAATAGCTTGGGAGTTGCCTTCATAACTAGTAACACTAAGCACATCTATAACATTACCAGCACCTGTTGGAGTTTGTACTATATCGGCAACTTCAAATGGACCTTCGTCGATATTTGTTACTATAACTTTCTTAAATCCTGTTGATAGTAACACTTGTGATGCAGCTATATTGTTGAGTTCAACATCTCTTAGTTTGTAAAGCGAATCACTATTTGCTTGTGCAGCGTCAACATATGCTTTAGTAGCAGCATCTGAATTTGATGTTGGTGCTCTTAGATTAGTAATAGAGTTTCCTGCTGCATTCAGGTCGTCAGTCATTGGCACCGCGCCGTTAGGAGCAAGAACACCTGGGCCTAACGGATTTGAAATAGCTGTACCATTGACATCGTAGCCTAAACGTCTATTAACATACCCACGTACAGCACTTTCTGTTGGTACTGTGTCCGATGCGTTATCAGTCATTGCTGAGTCTGTTGAGAACTCAGTAATAACAACACCACGTTTAAAGCCTAGACCGTCAACGTCTGACAGTGCAAGCGAAGCACTAAATGTAACAGTACCAGTACCTTGGTCAACGCTAAAGAAGCGTCCTACACGGAAGATACCGTTTTGGTCTGTGCTTACATAGAACACACGACCTGCACCACGTTCTATTACTTCTTTGGCTTGATCTGATTCTCTTGGTAGACCGTAAATAAAATTAGGATAGTTACTTTGGTTAAAACCTCCTGTTCCTACATCTAGGAAGTCATGACCTGTTGCACGACATGTTGAAATGTTAACTGTAACATTACCTGTTGCGCCTGACTTTAGACCTGCTCGTAATGTAATTGTTTCGTTACCTAATACAACAGGTCTTGATAAACCTACAACAGGTGTAATATTAATATCAGATCCTGGAATTTCTAGCAAATCAACTATACCGTACTCATTACTATCAGACACAGGCCCAATGATGTTTCCTGCATTTACAGCACGATAGTTATAAACATAATATTTTTTGCCTCCCCATGTAGTCATTGGTGCTTCAACTAATGTTGCAGTACTCCATCCTAATGGTCTGTTTTCAATTGGCGTTCTGGCATTATTATTAAGTCTAAATATTTCGTTATCGTCTAGTCCTACTTGTAAAGCAAGAACGGTATCGCCTATTGTGCCGCCTTTTGTAGTTCCGGTACCTGATAGCGCAACTTCTTGAGCTTTTGCACTATCAATTACTAAACGAATGAAGTCGTAACCTGTGTCAAATCCTGCTTGGGACTGATCATTTGATAAAAGAGTTCCTAAACTATCAGATCCTAAGAAACTAATAGATCTGTAAATTTGATCTGGATTCTCATCAAAAATAACAGCAGTTGATGGACGAATTGACAACACATCGGGTCTTACAATATCACCTAATATGTGTGTTTGATTTCGTCTAAAGTTAATGTCATCTCCCCATGATACAGCTTCTAACAGTCCTGTGGATTGATATCGAACATCGGAAGTTGAAAATGATAGTTTATAAACTTGTCCATCTTTTTTAGGTGTACTTGCATCGACAAAAATATTTCCAGTAACTGATACAGCAGTTATTGCTCCAATTGGATCAACTTCTGTAACTTCTACAATAGCATCATTGCCAATCCCAATACTCCCTGACGTACCTCCCATATATGTCCCATCAAGTGTAAAAGTGTCTCCTACAGTATAATCTGTTCCTGGTGTGGTTATTACTGCTCCGTAACCGTTATCAATTGATTTATATACTGTAAACACAGCCCCAATAGCAGAACCGTTTGCTATAACATTAGTAGTTGGTATAGAACTATTAATTCCTTTTAAACCGCCTAGTATATGATTAATCTTAGTTACGTTTGCAACCTCATATCTAGCGAATGCTGGGAATACAGGATGCCATAAATCAATTTCAGCTCTATTACTTGGAGCATTTGCCATGTCATATACATGGATATACAATTGCTCTGCGTTATTCCCATATCCAGTATTATCAACACTTATTGGAACACTTGTAGGACCTAGATTTGTAACTGTTGAGTCTCCAGTTATTGGTCCTGTAATTTGCAATTCATTAGAGGTATCGAATGCACCATTTACATCTGTTAGATAAATTACATAAGATCCTGTTCCGCCATCAGATACTTGACTTGTTGATACTACAACTGTTCCTGTTGCACCTGTATTAATCTGTGTAATTTCTTCGCCTTCAGTTAATATCTGTGCGCCAGTTAATGTTAAAATAGTATCAGCACTAAACGATTTAGCAGGTTCTGCCATATCTTGTACTAGGATTACTGCGTCAGGAATTTCGTTTGGATCTGAACCTTCTGCAATTAGACCGTATTCACCGTAACAAGATGATCCAGTAATAGATCTAATTTGTGATCCGTTTTTAGCATAGTATGAAACCCAGCAATAGTAGGTAAACATAGATACCATTTCTGATAATGCACCGTTCACTGCAACAAGACCATATCCTAAATCGTTTACCTGTGTAAAGTCATTGCCTAATATACTTCTGTTACCTGCTGTTTGTAGTGTTACTGATAATGGTGACGGAACACTTTGAACAACACGTCTTACAATAACAGCAGTATTTGTATCAATCTCAACTTTTGCTTCTATTAAATCTGCTGCAACCCATGCGGTACTTGGATAAGAAGTTGCAGGTAATGCGTTAGTAGTGCCCGATGATATTACATTTTTTACTATAGTTACTAATGATTCTACTTCAGTTGCTTCGGTTGCACTTGCAGGTGTTCCTGTATTTGTTTGACCAGCATAGCTTTCTGTTACAATGTCACTAACAATTGATGCTAGCTGTGCCATTGCAGCAGCAGTTACTGATCTTTGGGCCAACGGTAATACACTAACTGCAAATGTAAAATAAGATTTTGCAGCGTTAATAGATGCTGTATTGCCGCCATACTGTATATCATAGCTTAATGCATCAACAATATATCCTACGTCTCGGCGACACTTATCTTCATCATAAGTAAATCCTGCATAGTTACTGTTAATCCAAGTAGTTAGTTCAGTGCCAATGTATGCTCTATTTGCTTGCAGTAGCTCTCTTGCATAGCGTTTGTTAACATCAACACCTGGGTCTGTCCACACTAAGGGATCAGCATTTCCAGCACCATTTGAAAGAATATCAGTTATTTCATTAAATGCTGCTGTTATTGAATTTGTAATTCCTACACTGCTTGAAACACTTGATAGAGCAAGAACTTGATTCTTTGCTTCTTCGATTGCATTTACTGTAACTGCTCTTTGTCCGCCTTCTCCTGTACTAACAACTAGTTCTGCAGATGTTGTACCACGTTGATAAGCAAGTCCGGAGGTAACTGCATTATAATTTGTACCAAACAACAAGTCATAACTAGTGCCTTGGATCATTATTTCAGTATCTCTTGCACAAATTTCTGAGTCAAATTCAAAATCACCAATTGCGTCTAGATTAACTCCGGTAATTAAGTTACTTGTAATTCCTGAAAAACCATTTCCGTCATTAGAACTTCTATCAAGTATAAGTTGAGCAGTACCATATTCTGCATCGTATGCTGTACATGCGTTAATCTGGAATCGTCTGCCATCGATATAAAATGCGCTTGGAGTTTCAGGTTTTCTAATGAATAGGCCTTGGCCTGGTAAACTCTTAATGTTTACTCTAAATGGATCACTTGGATCAACAAGTCCTACTACTTGAACTGCACTATTTCCTGTAAATGCGTCAACATACATTCCTCCACGGAATGATTGTTTGTTAACTGACTGTGAAAACGATGCTGCTACTTGAATGTATGGAGATTTAGTTAGTACCTGTCCCTGCGGATCAAGTACACACATAAATCCACCGTGTCCTTGAACAGTAATATTACTAATGCGTGTTGCATCGTTCATTAAGAAAACATCCATCTCGTTGTTTCTTTTTGGTGGATTGTAATCTTCGTTAAATGCAAATACAACAGTACCTATTAACTGAGATATAGTATCTGATGGTCCAAAAACTTCATCCCAATATGTTACCTGATCTAAAGAGAATGAACTTGACGAAGTATGTTCTGATTTACACTGGAAATAAAGTTCATCACCTAAACCTGTAACGAATTTAACAACGTTACCAACCCTGTATAAAGTTGACGAGGCCCATAGATCCGGATCTGCTTCTCCATTATAAAGGTCTGCTTCTGGATATTCTAGGTCAACGCCATATATCATTGCAGGTTCTTCGCCACGCAATAACGATTCTGCTATCGTATGAATGTATTGCATCCCTGCTACACATCCATCTACATTAATGCCTCCTAATGATCCGTCGTAGAATTCACCTTGCATTTCTAGAGAAAATTCATTTCCTCCGTTTCTTAAATCTTTTACAAGTGCATCAATAATAAATCCGGTATCACGTTTGCTTTTTGTTTCGCTATAATTACCAATCATAGCAGGGTAAGTATTATTAATGTATTCTACTACTTGCTCTTGTATAAATTCTTTGTTATCAATAAGTGTTAGTGCCGCAGTTTCCCATTTGCCAATGTTTTTATAGCCAGCACCTACGTTTTTCTGCCTTCTTGGATCAGCTACATAATGGTATCCAAAATACCCATCAATATCACCTGTTAACGGGTTAACATATTCAACACCATTTGGCACACTAGTAACAGTAAGGATTGCTTTTGGTGCGCCCCCTTCGCCTAACTGATCATCTAAAATTTCAATAGTATCGCCAACTCTCCAGTCTTTACCTGAATTAACAATATTAATAGTTGTTATAGCACCATTTCCGTCAACTGTTATCTCAAATGTTGCATCTTTACCATAACCACTAGTTGAATATTGTGTAGGTATAATTGTATATGTTCCTGCTACACGATTTGCATCAGCAGGAGTAACTGTTTCTACACTTTCAATTAATGACTTACCTAATACTAGTCCATCAAACTCTCTATCTCTATAAAAGAATGAAGTTGCATATCGAGATTGCGAAACTCGTCTTTTAGGCTTAATAATAGAACGTCTAAATTCGTCACCATTGATTGTTACGTTTGGTGGAATACGAATAGGATAGTCTTCTTCATATACTCCTGATTCTACCATAACAGTAACTTGGGCTTCTCTAGAAATATTTCCGTATTCTAGTTCTTCGTCAAGTAAAAACACTTTTGGTTCTAATAGCTGAACTTCAATTTCATCTGTCTCAGTAATACTAACAGGTCTATCTCCTGATTCATGTCTATAGTCGATAATTCTTGCTAGAGCACCTGATGTGCGACCTCTAATAACCTTGCCTGGAATAATGTCTGTGTTTTCAGGACTAGCTTGATCTACAAATCCAAAGTTTCCGTTTCGTACATTAAGTCTGTAACTTCTTTCGCCGTCTACTATTGCTGGCGCATCTAGTAGACCGTCATTAATAACATCTAGAATAACACTAAATTTACCATTGTAGGTTGATCCTGCATCTGGGTCTGGTATGTTTACAGAGTCATAAAATGGTTGTACGCGAGTCTGATAAAAAGTTTCAGATGGCTCGTCGGCCGGATTTGCACCTTCTGATAACCAAGTACTGTAGTCTAAGATGTATTGAACAAGGTCCCTTGCATGTTCGATACCTGCTATAGTCTCAGTTCTTTGAGATCCAATTGCTTTCTTTGCAGAAGGACTTGAATAATATCTAACGCCAGCCCAGCGGGACAAATAGTTAGCGTTATCACCTAGCATGCCATCTAATGTCACTGCTTCAAGAATGTAACCTACGTCTCTTTGACAGATTTCAACATCGTATGTTCCAGCAAAACTTGGATATGTTGCATCTATAAATGCAGTAACTTCTTTTTGTATAAACTCTTTGTTTGCTATAATAAGACTTCTTGCGTTAGTCCTTTGAATATCAGCACCGGAAATACCTGCCGAAAGTATTGTTGACGCAGTTGCTCCAGTGTTATAGGTCATTGTCTGCATCATTGGGCCTGGAAGATAAGCTGAGGATAGAATTACTTCTTCTGCTTTTCTTACAGCAGCATTGATTGTTCTGTATGCATATGCAGGATTACGTCCTTCTTTACCAACAGGAGTATTTGTTTGTCTGTCGTCACCGTTCTGGGCAACAAATATGTTTACAGCACTGGTTGCAGCAGCATTATCAACATAAAGTTTTGTTGCGGCTTGTAAATCATCAGGTCCATTTGGCAGACCAAAACCAGAAAGTTCACCTGGATGATCTGATAAATTTAAAATACCTGTCATTGTGTCGCCTTGACGACGAACTACTGACTTTCTTGGTATAGCAACATTGTTTAAAAAGTTTCCTGCTAGTGAGGTATCATACGCAGAGTCAGTAATAGTAAAGGTACCAGTACCACCGCTTAATAGTATACGTTCTGTTCCATTAACAGCGCCTAGTTCTGTTTCGTGTAACGATATTGTGTTTGAGTCTTGCACACGAACATACGCAATGCCGCCTGTAGTTACACCAAATGGGTCTGTTCCTGTAGAACGGAATATAAATGGAGCGCCATTATATGCTTGTGATAGACCATGTGAAGGAATATTTAGACTTCCTAGTACTAAATTGGTTACTGTTAAAGTGTAACTATTTGTACTAGTTGGTTCATCTGGCAAACGTAGGCCGCCGCCAGCAATATCTTTTGACTGATAATTTCTATCAGCATATGCTTTATCAATTACTAAGGAGTCTATACTTAGGTCTGTTCCATACACAGAGTTAAATGTGTCAATAGCAGCCTGCGTTATTCTAACGTTTGCAATTGGTTGCGAGGCAGCGTTTAGCGGCCCGCCTAAAATAGGTTCAGGGTCGTTTGAAACTTTTGAAACTAGCTGTCTTACAATTAATTTTCCGTCTACGCTGAAATCAAAACCTATAGTATCAATAGTTCCATTTAGCTCATTATCAGATGCTAATTCTAAAAACGCTATACCAGAGCCATCTCTTTTAACTGCTGGTACCTTGTTTTCATTTCCTTCGTATGAATTAGGAGTATCCGAAAGGTCAGTTAAACTAATCTGGCCACCAATACCAAAAACAGCATACAGTTCAGTAAAGTTTTCATTTACCTTACGAAACGATTCGCGTATACTATCGCCGGTACCGTCGTTACCTTCTACGCCAATATTAACATTTTGCTTTGCCATTTATAACTCCATTATCCTATGAATTGTGGTATGTGATTGTCAAAATTTACACTTACGCCGCAGCCGCAACTAGTACGTGCGTTGGGATTGCTTATTTCAAACTGTTCGCCTGTTAGGCTACGAGCATAATCAATTTGTGTTCCTACAAGAAAGAACAGACTATATGATCCAATGACTAAGTTTCCATCCCCTGCAGAGATTACTTCGTCACTGGGATCTAGCTCGTTTTCATTTTTTATAGTTCCCCAGTCGTACTGAAAACCAGCACACCCGCCTCCTGTGACGTTTAGACTAATAGCAAAACAGTCATAGTCTTTGCAAAGTTGATTAATTTGAGTTTGTGCAGATTCAGTTAGTGTGCATATTGACATTTTTTACCTCTCTATGTTTATATTTAGCGAACATTTTTATAATCTTAATGTAAATATAGTTATGTTCTTAGGTCAGTTTACAGAAAAAACACGGCATGAGCGTATATCAAAGACAGGTATACGTCATGAATATTTTAGACACAAAACGTTTGTACGTTTAAGGTGTGACAATTGTGATAATGATTTTGTTAGAGAACGAGGAAATATGGATCCTAAGAGACTTAATAACAACTACTTTCATGTTTGTGAAAGATGTGATGCCAAAACCTTCGGACAAAAGAAAGGCGTGGAACGCAAACAAGTTTGGGATCTCCACGCCTCTAGTGATTTACCAATTAGTAAACTATAGTTTAATTTCTTACTATACCTCTTTGAGCTTTAAGTTGATTGTATCCTTCATCATCTAAGTGTGTAATAGCAAGCCAAGCATGAGTCATCTCATCCGCAGTTCTACTACCGCCTACTACCCAAAAATCTGGGTCTGGATTGTTTGGATTGTTTGCAGTATTGTCATACCACTGTTTTAAAATAATAACTGCACCTGCAGGTATTAGTGGTGCTACATCAGGAGCGTACAAGTGACTGTGATGCCATGTTGCACTCCAGTTTGATATTTGACTTATTGCTTCTGTTCTGCCAGTTTCGGGATAAAATATTTCCAAACTTGCAGCATTCATACGCAAGTGGCCATGCGGTTGAAAACTATCTAAACGCACAGGATGATCGAAACTGTGAAAGCCCTGCGTCATTGCATATCCATTGGGTGGGACTACTAAGTCGTCCTGATTGCCAAGGCGATACAAACTCAAATCTTGTTTGTATTTCAGTTGTGCGCTTTCCTCTTCTGTGTATAACCAAAGACCAATCTCTACCACGTTGTCTTTGATAACTGATCCTGGAGCCATTGCGCCAAGCCCACCAGGGAACATGTGTATATCCCAACTTACTTCTGCATTTGCTGGAATAGTACGGCACACCCCTTGTGGTACTATCTCTCCCCACTTTCCCATAGCATACTCTGTAAGCATACCTTCACGCCCTTCTGCTGTTATAATACTTGAGTTTGCATGATGTACTACACTTTTAGCATTGCCACGTGGTTTAACTTGTACTGCTTTGATACAACGGTCTTCAGTTAACCCTGTTGGTACTAAATGCTTGTGCCACATATCATTACCACTTGCAGGAATGTCTATTGCTACTGAAGGAATAATTGCATCAGGTAAACCAAAGTCTTCTTCAAAGTTCCACGCTTCTGGATCTCGCATTTCTGGTAGTTGTACTACAACATCAGCATTACCATAAGGTGAACCTGCATTTACCCATGCTACTACAGCATCAATTTCTTCTTGTGATAAACGCCAGTCACCTTGCAGGTCCTGTATGCCAATACCATGATCGTATGCATAAGGAGGCATTTCTCTATTGGCTACTCTCATTTGTATAAGAGGAGCCCACGGTCTTACTTGCTCGTATGTTTCAAAACTCATTGGTCCGATGCCACCAGGACGGTGACACGTTACACAGTTATTGTTTATGATTTCAGCAACATTATCTGTATAGGTTTGTGCAGCCAGTGTAACTGGGATTAAGGCTGCGAATAGTGCAACTAGGTGTTTCATATAATTTCTCCTGAGGAACAATTATATTTAAACACATTTTTTGCAAAATACAACCTAAACTTGTAAAATGTTACAATTTATTACAATTACTCTGCTTTCCAGATAGTCCAAGCACCATACGCAATAGCGCCGTAAGCTACTAGAGCAGCGATTGGCTTGAAGATTAGGAACGCAACGCCTGCAATAATTAATACAGCACCATCCCAGGATGTGCGTTCCTTAAGACGATCGTTTACCCATTTTGTTACTAAATTTATCATTGTTTACTCCTTACATAGCTTTCTAGTGCTTCTAGCGAGCGTTCTTGTCTAGCTAGTTTACGTTCAAGAATATCAAGGGCTGCTCTCTGCTTTCTTGATTGTTCTTCTAAACTGCGAACATATTCTAGTGTTGGAATTTCTTTCTGAGAGCCGTCTTCAGCAACCATAGTAAAACGATCGACGCCCTGTGCTTTTAGACCGCCCGTTACACGATTTGGATTTTTATCTGAAGAGTGAGTTAAAGCTGGTTGTTGCCTATTTCTACCATACATTAAATTCAAATAGCTCATTTAATTCCTCCGTTAAAGTATTTATTTAAAATTTCTTTGATTTTGAATAAACTTTTATATTCTAATATGTTATCACTCATGCTATTAATACTATCTACTATGACTTGACGCTTTTCAATGTCATCCCAAAATGTGCTTAAAGGACAGGTTTCAACATTTACAAAAAACAAACTGGTTTCGTTATCTCCTAACGGCATTGTGGTTTGAGTTTCCATTCTAAAATACAAGTCGTCTATAGTTGTATGCCTAGTAACTTCAGGTTTATTAATTTTAGGATGATTGCTTAATTCACCTGTTGTACTTATAGTCCATACATATCTACGCATACTACTTTGAGTTGCCATTGTTTCTGCAATTCGTCGACTCATTTTTCTTAACATTTCGCCGTCACCCACCGGACCGTGTATTTCTGTTAAACTTAATCCTACACGTTCACTAGGTACCCATGAACTAGGATAGCAAAAACATATTGCTTCTAACACACCTTTGTGCATAATAGCAACATCTTCTTTGAAGTTTAAAGAAAATTCAACTATATTGTCGGTGATAATTGGAACGTCTAGTAGTCTACAGGCCTGTTTTACTAGATCTGGTCTACGAGAGGCATACAAGTCTGTACTAAAACGATTAAGCTCAAATGTTTTATCTTTAATATGCGAAAAGTTTTCAACTGTCTCATAAACTGTGCCTGTGTTTTTCGACATGACAGGCGTTGTTCGATATGGAACTGAGACTGGAAAATACATGTTAAGCTAATTCAAACTCAGGAATTATACTCACGGGTTCTTTAAAGCCCTTCCAGAACTTATATAGTTCAATACTTGCTAAGTTCTTATGCTTTGATTCACACATAATATCAAAGTTATCAATAAACGACAGTGCCCATTCATTAGCAAAACGGTTAGGATAGTTGTCGCTGTGTGCTCGCAACTTTTGTTTCTTATGTCCTGCTTCAAGTAGTCTATTCATATCAGGAAGACTGTCATGTTTAAACTCTATAGGCAAATGTTCGTTGCGGCTATATGAATAATGCATTACAGGACGAACACCTCTCCAACTATCTATTATGCGTAGAAGTCTATCGTCGGCGGGCTGAATGTATTCTCCTGTAGCGACCCAGTGATGGTGTATGTCAAGCACGAGTGCGACATGTTTTTCAAGTTCGAGGCTGGTGTCGATGCCCCATGACATTTCGTCGTTTTCGATTGTAATTGTATTTCGTGCTTCCGGCGAGAGTTTTGGTAAAACATCAATGATGCCTTGTGGGCCTCGGCGACCCGAAATGTGTACGTTGACTTTAAAGTCTTGCCACGTCCGGCCGTAACCCATCCATCTCGCCATGTCAACATGATATTCAAACTCCTCTATACTACGCTCTACAATTTCAGCATTGTCGCTAGCCAATACAGTAAACTGACCAGGATGCATAGATAGCCTAACGTCAAGACGCCGAGCCAAATCACCAACTTTGATAAATTCTCTTGCACAAAACTCACGTACACTACTAGTGCGCCAAAAATAACTCCAGCTTGACTCAGTATAAACAGGTAACACATCGCTGCCCAGGCGGACCATTCGTAACTCATTAGGCAAACTTCCTACATACTCCACTAGGTTGTATATTGCTTGAATATTATGTACCATAATATCCCACAACCTTTGTTCTGCAACTTCGCGTGACTGGCGGTTAAGCCAGGCAACTGTAGTCGACTTGGTATTTAGTGGACGTTGGATTTCTTCAAGAAGTTTGGGTTTTAGTGTTTGGTCGCGATGCATGTACTTACATGCAAAACCGATACGCTGCTGTTGTGCCTTCATAAAATCGCCTGCTGTTGTAAATTTTAAGTCCATAGTTTATTATATTGCCTTTATTGATAATTGTCAATCATATGTTTCTTTATAGTTAAAACTAATTACAATTCTATTGTCATATTGGTTTTCATCAGTGCCGTGCTCCAACCAACTTGGAAATAATATGCAACGACCTGTATCAACTTTTACATCTACATATTTTGATGTATACATAGATCCATCAAATGCTGGTGCTTCAGACATTCTATATATTGAAGTGGGATTGATAAAAAATAAATCAGCACAATCTTCACCGGCATCTATATACAGTGCTCCGCTTATTGAAGAACGTTCATGCCTATGGGGTATAACGTTGCTGCCTTTCGGCATTACGTTAAACCAGCTGTTAACTAGTGTTTGTTCTCGAAGCCCCAAATGTTGCCTATAATAGTCAACACACTCATCTATATCTTTTCTAAGAGTTTCTAATTCTGGTGCTGTTAATATACATTTTCCTAAACCCCACGACGACTTACCGTCCGACATTAGAGCATGTTCGTCTGCTTGATTATGTTTTACTTCTTGTTCTATTAGAGATTTTGCAGTTAACAAATTGGGATTGTTTGACAGGTCAAACAATCCTATCGGAATTGCAAACAAATCATTAAACGATACTTTAATTTTTGTGTCCGTCATGTCATACCCAATTTTCTTTACACCATTCATCGATACAATTGTGTGGATTAGGATCACCGTGGAATACAGCGATACTAGCTTCGTCTTTTATTTTTGGAACTCCTGGCTCAATAAAATTCCTATTGCCTCTGTTATCTCGCGTCATCGCAGGTTTTCCTCTCATCTCCCATTTGTAACTTTGTATCCATTCGTCAGGCCAAAATTCAAAATCTGTTTTAATTACATCTCTAATCCAGTCTTGGTCACCGTGATATCGTTTAATCACTGCACTAGGTTGTTTGATAAAATTATCATAAACATTACGGTGTTGCCCTGTTGTTAACCTAAAAACGCTACTATTAAATTTTTGATAGTTTTTAACTACATACCTATTAAAATCTCGTATAATCAAGAAGTTCCCAGGTTTGTAAGTAAACAGTTTGTCGATATTACGAAATATAATTAAATCTAAGTCTAAGAATAATATAGTACCATGTAAATTTAACCCAGGATTAAAAAACATAGGCTTATACCACCAACCTGACACTCCTGACAGAAGTTTTAAATCTCTTACAGTTACGTTAGTATTGATACCTTTTGAGTTTTCAGTAAAACATATAAACTCATGCGGAACTGTTAAATTACGCTGTACCATAGAGTACAGTTTATTAACATATTCCGCAGAATACTTGTCACCGTATTTTAAACAAACAACGTAGTTCATTAACCTTCGTAGATCGCAGAATTGGCACTATGTTCAAAAACTTCAGCACTCTTTAGGTTAACACCTTGTCCAACAGGATAACGTGCTTCAAAAGTTTTTCCGTTTGGAAGTGTGTATGTTCCGCCGTTTTTGTAAGTGTCTAGAATAGCTTTCATGTTATTGAATACAAGCTCTGCAAATTTCTCGCAGCCTACTCCTGACACAACTCTAAGATCGCAAACTGCGCCACGCTCGTTTGGAGGAATGTCTGTTGGGATCTTTCCAGTACCTGAATGAAACGGATCTCCTATGTGCGACAACTGCACAAACCTATCCAAATAGGGATCGTCTTGTGCAATAATCAGAGTGTGATCGAACATGTATTCTGACCATTCTTTAAATGCTTTAAGTCCACCAAAGTCCATAACCCAGTTACGATCATCTAGTGTTTCGCTTTCAAAGACAAGTTTAATACCAATTGAATATCCATGTAGCAGTGAACAATGTGAATGTGTACTGCGCCATTGTCTAAATGTGCAAGATAGACCTCTATCGTTGCCGTATGTTTTTGTTGAATAATATTTTGCCATCTCTAGTCTCCTTTTTAGGTAGCAAGTTTGATGACACGCAGAGTATTTAGAGTGGGATGAATGCCTAAGGCCACTTGTTGTTAACAATTATATATTAACTTATATTACTTATTCTGTCAAGAGAAACATTGCGCTCTTTCCAGGCTTTGGGCAACTCCCAACCGTCTTCTTGATATACTATAAATTTTGTTTTTGGAAAACATTGAAACACCATGCCAATTTGATGTATCCAATATCTGGAATCAATGGCAGCACTGGTACTTTCTTTGTATCCGTTAGTATCTTTATATACGTTGTTAATTAACTGATTCTTGCTATATAAGTCAAATCCTAACAACTTAACTTCTCGTTCGTGCGAGTAATTAGCAGCAATTAGTACAGCATACGGCCCACTACCCCAATGATGAGGGTCATCCCATCTATTAATATCCTGATAAGGAAGATCGGGTACTGCTCTTAAATTAGAAACATTTGGATAACGCAACATCGATTGTTGTCTTGTATAAATCAACGTTGGATAAGTTATTTTTCGACGAACTGCTTCGTCAACCATTTTTGTATCAATACATACTAGATAATCTAGGTTAAAATCTCGCATTGCACCATTACACCCAACTAATGGACCATTAAGTGCAGAAACATCAATTCCTGCACGACTTTCACCGTTGCCAATTACTAACATACGAATATTTAAATAAATACACATAATAAAAATTCATTTTAGGATCTATTATGGCAGGTGCAGCATACTACGACTTTTTTAGAAAAATTACTTTACAGCCTGATGGTGTGACGCTGGAGGCTGACAGTACTTCGGACACGCTAACAATTACTGGCGGAAATGGTGTTGCGTTTAATCCCGATGCTATTACTGATAGTTTTGAAATTGATGTGAACTACCAAATATACGTTCCTATTGGATCGACTTCTATTCATTTACAGGATGTAAATGCAAACACATCAGCAGTTTCGTTAACTCCTGGGTCTAATATTGTTATCAGCAGAATTTCTGATAACGAACTTGAAATTATTGCTACAGTTGGCGGCGCAAGCAAAAGTATTTCTACTATAAGTGCTACAAATCCTGTTATTGTTACAACCACTTCTGATCATAGTTTTACAGAAGGTACTGAAGTTACTATTACTGATGTTGTAGGTATGATAGAAGTTAACGGTAACGAATACTATATGGATATCCTTACCGGAAACACGTTTGCATTGTACTCTGATCCAAGTCTAACAGTCCCAGTTGACGGGACCACATTTACACCTTACAGTACAGGCGGTGTTGCAACTGCTGACTATACCTCTGCTAAAGCAATTAGTGCATTAGTAGACGTAACACTAACTTCACCAGTAGAAAATCAGATTCTAATATACGAAGGCGGTGAATGGGTAAACTCAAGTACCTTTACTGGTAATGTAATTGGCAATGCTTCTTCAGCAACTACAGCAACTACAGCAACTACAGCAACTACAGCAACTACACTAGTAACTGCTCGTACAATTAGTTTAACAGGTGATGTTACTGGTAGTGTAAGTTTTAATGGTGGCGCAGATGTTTCTATCGCAGCAACAATTGCTGCTAATAGCGTGGCACTGGGCACTGACACAACGGGTAACTATGTTGCCGCAGGTGCTACAAGTGGTAACGGTATTAGTGGTAGCGTAAGCAGTGAAGGCGGAACATTTACAGTTACATCAAATGCAACTAACGCAAACACTGCTTCAACTATTGTTTTCCGCGATGCAAGCGGTAACTTTAGTGCTGGCACAATTACTGCTTCACTTAACGGTAATGTAACAGGCAATGTAACAGGCGACCTAAAAGGATCAGTATTTGGTGACGACTCAACTACTATTGTTGATGGTGTTAATGGCGGAGTATATGCTACCGCTCTTAGAACAAGCGAAACTGCTATTGCTCTTGGATATCTTGCAGGAGATATAAACCAGGCTGATAGAGCAATTGCCATTGGTAAACTAGCAGGTTGGTCAGATCAAGGTTTAGCCAGTATTGCTATTGGAGAGACAGCAGGTAATACCACACAAGGGGAAACTGCTATCGCAATAGGTTATCAGGCAGGCAATGCTAATCAAGCTGATAGCACCATTGCTATAGGTTATCAGGCAGGACAAACTTACCAGAGCCAGTATGGTATAGCTATAGGTGCAGGTGCAGGCAAGGAAAGCCAACAGCAAGATGCTATTGCTATTGGACGCAACGCAGGCCGTATAGGTTGGGGTATAGGTGCGGGAAGTGATACAATTGCTATCGGTGGACTTGCAGGATATCAGTCACAGGCACAGTACGCTATTGCAATTGGTTATACTGCCGGTCGTGGCGGTCAAGGACAAGACGCTATTGCTATAGGGCGTTTTGCAGGATTTGATGGAACTATCTCAGCACAATTACCTAACAGTATTGTAATAAATGCAACAGGCAATTACCTGCCGTCGAGCAGCTATTCAGGATTGTTTATTGCACCTATTAATAATAGTGCTAGTGGTAATAATTTTTTAACGTATAACACAATTACCAAAGAAATAAAACATACAAGCACACTAACTGGAGATTTGAATGGCAGTGTATTTGCAGATGATTCTACAGTATTAGTTGACAGCGTTAATGGAATAATAAATCTAGTAAATAGCACAACAGATAACTTAACAGAAGGTTCAACTAACCTTTACTATACAGATGCAAGAGCACAGACTGCTACAACTGGTAGAGCTATTGCAATGTCAATGATTTTTGGAGGATAAAATGGCAGCACCAAATATAGTAGGTGTAACAACGATTACAGCAAAAACAGCTGGTCAAGCAGTTACTACTTCTCCTACGGCTATTGTAACTAATGCTAGCGGTAGCGGAGAAGTATATAAAATTAACACACTAATTGCTGGTAATGTAACAGGTAGTGCTCAAACAATAAGTGTTCAAGTTTTTAAAAACCAAGCAACACAATATAGAATAGCAACCGCTGTTTCTGTACCAGGGAATTCAACTATTGTTATACTTGCTAAAGACAGTTCAATTTACTTAGAAGAAAATGATAGCTTGAGAATTTCCGCAGGCAATGCAAGTGCATTAGAAGCTGTTTGTAGTTACGAAGTGATCAGCTAATATGTTTAGATGGCGAAACGGAGGAGTAAGAGGAGCAAAAATAGGAACGTCTTCTCGTATACTATCTGCTGACCAACCCCGTGGCCGTGGCAATGGCGGAATTATTGGTAATCGTCGAATAGATAGCAACCTAGATAACAATGTTAACAAAACCAGCGGCATTTGGGACATTGACGGTATAACACTTGTTAGTCATAACGTTACTACTACTGAAACTGTAGATAATTCTTATTATGAATATCCTCCACCTTATGAAGATTTTGCGGAAACTAGCAGAAGTTATCTAGGTGGCGGATATAGATGGTTTCCGGGTGCTGATGCTACGAATTGCGGAATGCCAACATGGCCGGATGGTGATATGGGTGGACATAGTGGTAGTAATTTACAAAGGACATGGACTCAAGTAGGGAGCGTAAATTGCTCTGGTTGGATATTTGACGTATATCAAGTAAACGGCTATTATTACACAGTTTATCCTGCTCCAATCTATCACGAAGTCATTGAAAATATTCAAGTAACGAATACATACAGTGTATGGAATTATTTTTAAAAATAGGATTAATATTATGGCACTAGCATTTCAAATTGACGAATTTCAAACAATACTTAAAAAAGCAGACGGAAAAATCTTACGATCCAATGCTAGACCTCCTATGAGCTTTGATTATGAGGTTTTAACATTTACCGAACAAGATAAAAGTCGATTTTGGGCAGGTCAGCGATATAATCTAACTACTGACGAAATAGCTGAAGTACAGGCTTATGTTGACAGTGTTGAAGAGGACACTAACCTAACAGATCACATGACTGTGATTCATCAAGCTAAAAAAATACTTGCAGCAACTGACTGGTACGTTGTTAGGTTGTTAGAAACTGGAACTCCTGTTCCAGAGGACATATCTAATATGAGAACACTTGCTCGAAAAAATATAAACGATGCAGAATCAAATATGTAATGTAGTAATTGTTGGTGGCGGCACGGCCGGCTGGAGCACGGCTGCATTACTGTCGTCTAATCCTAAAATTAATGTTACAGTAATAGAACCTAGTGACATTCCTACTATAGGAGTAGGCGAAAGTACTATACCTTATATTAACATAATTCATCAAAAGATGAAGTTGTCAGTATTCAATACATCAGAATGGCTTAAAGAAGTTAACGGTACGTTAAAATTTAGTATTGAATTTGCGGATTACCACAAACTAAATCATAAATGGATTCATCCGTTTACAAGCAACTTAACCCAAGATGACAACATAACTAATCTTACTTGTAGCAGTCAGCTTCCGTTGAATGTATATCAAGATCAACCTGACTTTGTTATAGACAATTATTCTTTTCCTAACTTGTGTAATCGTCAGTTCACTCACTACTACGACCAAGACAAATTTGTAATGACACCAACATCTGGCTATCATATTGATGCTGTTCGTTATGCTAATCTACTTAAAAGAGAAAGTCTTAAACGTGATAACTGCAATTGCCTAGATTTAAAAATTAGCAAAGTTGTAGTTGACGAGAACAACTATGTTAAAGAACTGCTAACAACATCTAACGATGCTATACATGCAGATTTGTTTATAGATTGCACTGGATTCAGTGCAATACTGTCTAATGCAGTTGGAAGCAAGTGGGATGATTCTTACAGTAAACGATTATTTGTTGATACAGCATTAGCAATACAGTTGCCATACATAGATGAAAAAACGCAAATGCGCAATACAACGTATTGCCATGCATTAGGATATGGATGGGTATGGAACGTTCCTTTGCAAAATCGTATCGGAACAGGCTATGTATACAGTTCAAAATACACATCACAAGAAGCTGCTACTGAAGAATTTAAACAACACTTGCACAGCAAATACGGATATAACAAGGATGAACTAGAATTTAGAAAAGTTCCGTTCAATGTTGGTATGCGTCCCGAATCTTGGAAAAACAATGTAGTAGCTGTAGGTCTAAGCAGCTTCTTTTTAGAACCAATCGAAAGTACAGCAATTGCACATCTGCAACATCAAGCAGTTACTATACTTAATATGTTAGAGTCAAATTGGATTTCAGTTGAAAATAAAAGAAAAAGGTTTAACAGTCTAAACAAATCGAGTTTAGATGCTATAGCAAGTTATATTGAGCAGCACTATATCTTCTCTGATAGACAAGATACAGAATTTTGGAGGGCTTTTACTAGCCTAGAACTGACTGATGCACAGAAACAAATTTTAAAAGCGTTCACGGACAGTGAAATAACTTTTAATGCACAGTATGCGAAAACACACTATGACGGGCATAGTTTATTTTCGCAAAGTAGCTATATGTTTCTGTTTTTAGGATACGATATTGCGCCTAATCAGACAACTGACCGGATTCGACAATATCTTTTCTAATCTGTTCTATTTCTTTTTTTACTTCATTGAAGTTGGACATAGCACCATACATTACTTCAGTTATTTGTGCTATTTTATGTATAGCCCACCACCACCAAATAATTGCGGTAGTGAACATAATTATAAACCCAATGGTTAATGCTCGTTCGTAACTGTTATTAAAATCAAAAAACCATATAAAAAATAAAACAGATAGTCCAACCAATGGTGCTACGGCTGCAAACCATGCCCAAATTTTAATTTCTTTAATTGCCTTGTTTCGAAAATTTAACATGCCTGTATCTCCCTCTATAAGCAAATTATTTATAGAGGAAAAACGAGATATTAAATTATAGTTTTTTGGATTTAGCTGGAAATCTGCCCGAAGTTTTTCCATTCGCCGGGCGTTCCGTCTTTTACACACACCCATCCAACGTAACCTGTTGGTTGTGGATGTATGTTCCAAACAATATCGCCTTTTTGGTAGCTGCCGCTGTTTGGAGCACGATCACCGACCTCTTGTTTCTTTCCTTGGAACTTGACCGGACCTGCTGTTACAATATCACAATCTGGATTGTTTACATTAATACCTAGATTACCTTGGACTGTGGTCTTTGATCCTACATTTGCTCCAATTGTGATATGACCTGATCCTGATATAGAAATTCTTGCAGTATTATCAGTTATAATTTCTAAATTGCTTGTGGTCCAGTTGCCTATTCTTGTTCCACGAATAGTCTCGTTATCGATTACAAATTCGCCATCAATGCTTGCAATACTTAATGCACCGTTTGGAGATTCTGTTCCAATGCCTATACGTTGATTTGTGCTTTCGTAGAAAACATGCTCATCGATTGTCAAATTGCCAGATGTTCTTAGGTTCCTAAGTGTTCCAACTGTTGTTAGATATGATGTTGTAACAGTTGGTCCAAGTTCTCCTGATCTTAGTACAGCATTCCCTCCGATAGCAAAGAACTTTTCTGTGTTTAGATCAATTGAATCTGAGCTCCAAAAGCGATCTGGATTGCCTCTGTAAACTAGTTGTTTCACACCATCTGAAGCTCTCCAAACTAGTCCCTTATTGTATACAGAGTTACTTTGGTCTGGATGGAACTCAATCGGCGATGTTCTTTCTTGTCTTATATCCGCCGTTATTTCGTTAACGTGTAATTTTTTAGCAGTTATTTCACCTTTAACAAACAAACTTCCTGTAACGTTTGTGTCTCCTAGCAAGTTTTTAATGTTTATGTTGTCAGTATGTACACCTTTGTCGTTGATCAGTAACACTTGCTTGCTTGCATCGTCTTTGATGCCAACACTTGCAAAGTTAAGTATTTGTCCACCATTAATATGGTTTCCACTAAGTGTTCTATTTCTTATTTCGGGCATTTGTGGCTCGCGATTAGCAATGCTTTCTACTGCTTTGTAGAGAGCATCCATACCCTGTCTAAGATTTAATAAGTCAATGTCTACTGAATCGCTCATGAAAGGTTTCCTGTTTATTATTAGTATTTATCAGGAAACCTTTAGAAGGATGGTATCTGCGTTAATGCGCCCGTTAAGTTTAGTGTCAGTTGTGTTAATTTCTTCCAAAAACTTGCGTAAAGCAACTTTTCCCGCTGCTTTAAAGTCTTTAATCTGTACATCTGGTTTACGCAGGGTTTTTTGAATACTAAGTGTTTCATCGTATCCAATGATTGTAGTACCTTTAACACTAAGTCCAGTACCGTCTCGAGCCATGCCTTTAGGGTCAACATTGGCTGCAACATACTTGCCCAACTTTCGAGATTTTGTGTTAAACACCCAAAGCTCACTAGCCCCTACAATATCAATTGGACTAATACTTGCAAGTTGATACTTGTCGTCTGCTTTAGCGTACTTGAGCTTTTCTACAAGTTTATCAGCACTACGTGGTTTAGCCTTGCGCGGCTTCCGTGTAGCCTTTGCTTGGTCGATAATGAAGTCAAGTGCAGACAGCAGACTTTCAATTGCTTCAGAATACTTTTTAATGTCTGCTTTTTTAAGATGTGCATAACCCTCTTTTAGCTGTGCCCAAAGATCTGCTTCTTTCTCATCCATCTTAGCAAGTTGACCTGCTGTGGGATAACGTTCGAGTTCTTTAAAGTCGTCCAATTCGCTTTCATAAAAAGACTTCATTTTACGAGCATGGGCTTGTGTTACACCCTTTTTAGTAAAATGCTTTTTAAAGTCAAATCCTTTGGGATCAAATTTTTCTTTGTTAACAACAAATCCTTCTAACCAACTTTCAATGTCTTCACAAGCGTCTTGTGCTTGTTCTGTAATACGCTCTTGGATAGACGGAATATATTTGGTTGACTTTTCTTTTTCTTCTTCCTGCTTTTCCTCTGCGATCAGACGTCCTTTCGTAATACACTCATCTAGTGACTTACGTACAAATTCCGTTGCAGGTTTTAGGTCTCCCATTGTGCCAGGAAGACTGTTCCAGTAGTCTGCATGTTTTGGATTAAGGTCTGGCATTCCTGCACGAAGCAGTTTGCAAGAAATAGCCAACGTGCTACTTGGGCCTTGTTTTTTGGCTGCTTCAATATCTTCTCTGCTGTAACCGTTTTCCTTCATCCAGCCATATACTTCTGGGGCAATGTCACTTGTCTTAAAGTTCTCATAAATGTCCTGACGATAGATGTGGACTTTGCGATGATAGGTTGCACCATCCCATTCTTCCCAACCTGTAAAGTCATACAGATTTTTCTTGTTTTTTGGAATGTATACTGCCCGTGTTTTTTTCTTACGCGGAGTCTTTATAGAAAGTGCCATTTTGAATCCCTCTAAAGTTTGTCTATATTGTTATTATATAGCCGTCTACAGATTTGTCAAGATAAATATTGATCTACAGAGGGCATTTTTCCATGGCACGAAAAATTTTGGCAAAACCATTTATTCCACCAAATACTTGTCCCCATATAGACAGGATTTCGGATCTAGTAGACGAAATAGGAGAATGCGTTGACGACATTCGTTTGTTAGAGCAGCTAACCAACACAATAAAAGCAGAGCTAGAATATATACGAAGGTCAAACGAGCTACTACGGACAGCATCCAAATATTGGCACGATAAAGCTACCCGTTCTTAACTTTACAATTTTTCTCCAATTTCAAAACCTCTAAATGTTTTAAATCTTGGAAAACGCAGGCTGTAGGATCCGTCTTGATTTTGGGTAACGGCATCTGCTCTTACTTCAACGAGTTGACCAACGACAGCACCGCGAGCAGTCCAAAACTGATCTCTATCACTATCGCTGAAACCACTACCAACATTGACGGTAATAGCTTTCCCGTCATCGGATCCGGAGCAAACCAGAGCTCCAAGTCTACCCAAATTTCTTCCAGTGCCTTCCTCAACATTGGTTACCTCCAAAGTGACTTCAATAAATGGTTTGGCTTTAAGCCAAGCATGACTCCGTTTACATTCGTAGGGTGCATCTACATCTTTGATCATTACACCCTCGTATCCACCGTCTACAGCCGCTTTATTAAGCCCTACAAAGCGTTTGTTCCCTTCAGGAGTGTCTAAGTCTACTGTTTCCCACTTCAACGCTTGTACGTGCTTTAAAAACGCTGTATGCTTGCTTACCCAAGACTCTACAAGCAAAGAACGGATGTGCTGTGGCTTATTCCATACACCTTTTTGAAAGTCTTCCAAAGGAACAACGTCAAACAAATGTAGTACAGCATCACCTGCACTTACATTGTCCTTACGATGTACCTGCTTCATTAGGTCTTGGAAATTGGCACTCATTACTTCGCCATCCAAAACCAAATCATAGGGTGGCGGATCATATGAAACTACTTTCTTAATCTCATCAACAATATGTCCAAAATTATGGAACTGTTTTCCGTTGCGACTAAACTGTTCAATGAGTCCATTTTTACGAACTACAGTTAGTACACGTACACCGTCCAATTTAACTTCAATCTGTTTCTTGCCAGTCATCTTCTTTTCGTGATTGGCACTATCATGTGCAAGTTGGCAAGTAAACACAGGAACACAATCTGGAACTACCTTGTTTACAGTCTTTTCACTTACGCCACAACGTAGGTCTTTGATAAGGATACGACGATACCAGTCATTCCATTGCGTTTTTGTAGCAATACTCATTGCAAGCTCGATGCCATCACGAGCCGCATGACCTGTTAGTTCACGACGTTGCAGTTTGTCTGCTAGGTCTTTGAATACATCCCAAGCAAGTCCTTGTCCATCTTCCGTTGCTTCCGGAACTTGTTTAACACCAAATGTAACAAGTGGATCCAGTGCCATTCGTACACCATCAAAGAACTCTGGCAGTCCTTCCTTGTATGCGGCTTCAATGATTGCTTCCTTGTTAAGGCGGCTTGGATGATCTTCTAATGATCGAATAATAGCATCTGGTTGTGTACGCATCATGTCCTCAACTAAAATTAAAATGGAACTGCTGTTTAAATGAGAGGTTGCCTGGTTGGTCCTCACTGTTTAATAATTGTAACACAGGATCAGGAATAAATCTACCAAATTTTTGGACGAATTCTTCTCTAGTCAAGTTCTCAGCACCTTGTGCGTAGTAACTGCCAAATTCCTCCACAAACTGTCTTGCGGCGCGAAACTTGGCACTGTTCTTAATCGTATGATTTGGATATTCACCTTCATAATCGTCAGCGTAGGGATACGCACGAGTGATGAGCAAACACAAAGTTCTGCCCTCACCCGTAGCGTAATAGTCACATGCTAGAAACTGATACAGTTCGTCTATCATCACATCATAGGTCCGTTACCGTTTCTAAAACCTACACTCCCACCTTCTGCTTCAATGCGTTTGATAACATCTTCAAACAGGATAGGAGCAAAGTTTGGAGTCTGTTCTACGCACACACAGTGGTAACGAACGTCAACAACACCATCTTTCTTTACACGATTGGCATGTAAGTGTCCGTGAATGTTAACTCCAAAGCGACCTAAACTATCCTCGTGGATAGGAATGTGCGACAAAATCATTCCGTTCATCACGTGGTATGCACGTAGTTCACGGAAGTACTCACGGTACTCTGTATCACGAAAGATATCGTGGTTGCCGCGGATCAACACCTTGTCGCCGTTTAAGCGAGCAAGTGTAGGCAATGCCTTGCGGTTAATGACAACGTCACCTAAATGGTAGACCTTGTCATTTGGACGCACACGCTCGTTCCAAGCAGCAACCATTGCTTCATCCATTTCCGTAGGATCATCCCACGGACGCAATTTGGTAACACCGTCGTCCCGTGTAAAACGGCAAACGCCAGCGTGTCCAAAATGCGTATCGCTTACTAAAAATACGCTAGGCATATTCGTCTCCTAAACTTGTGTGGGTTTCGTACCCGTGATTGTGTACAGTTTCATTATAATAGCATCAACTGCTTCTTCTGTCAAATGTCCAAGAACATCATCGTCCTCTGCTGTGATTCCGGGCAAGCGAACGAATCCATTTGCTACTCCGTCAGCGGCATTAAACACAGCGATCTCGTAGAGTCCACTGTCGCGACCGTAGCCGTCGTCAATGATGCTCAGATGGTACTTACCAAAATCCAATACTGCTTGATTACCCAAAATACCTGTGTCGCTCTTAGGCAACAATTGAAAATCTTTTAGTTTCATGACCTATCTCCTTTTTGTTTATTATAAGACAGTTTTTAAAATTGTCAATTAAAAAATTGGAGTAGCGGATGGGATTCGAACCCACATTATACAGTTTTGCAGACTGCTGCCTAACCGCTCGGCGCACCGCTACATATATGGTGGGGAAGGATGGATTTGCACCAACTCACCTGTAAAGGAACGGATTTACAGTCCGCCGCGACTCTCTAACTTCGCCGCTTCCCCAAATTTGGCATAGGTGGAGAGATTCGAACTCCCATCGCAAGGTTTTGGAGACCTGCATCTTGCCATTAGACCACACCCATATTCAACTCATAAAAAAAGCCCCTAATATTGCTACTAGGGGCTTTCAGAACGTATTAAAAATCACGTCAAGACATACCCCACCATTTTGATAGGCACCAACGATAATACATTGTAGTTGTCTTGAACATGTTAATATTCCTTTGTTTAGTATTTATATACTATACTTTATTTATAATCTTTTGTCAACCATTATTTTTAAAAAAGATCGGCACGTATGCCGACCTTCTTGATTGTTTGGTGGAGGATAACGGGATCGAACCGTTGACCTATAGCTTGCAAAGCTACCGCTCTCCCAGCTGAGCTAATCCCCCGTTTAATTAGAACTTAAAGTTAATACCAACAGTTGCAACATCACGTGGTGTGTTGCCGTCCCAGTCGTTAACGTAGCGATAACGAACGTCTAGGTCTACTGATTCGGTAATTCCGTAGCGAATTCCACCGCCAACGTTATAGGTCTTTACATCACCTTCTAGTGCCCAACGATAGCCAACACCTGCTAGTACATATGGTGTAAAACTATTGATTGTAACGCTAGGAACAACGTTTAAAGCGATGTTCTTTTCTTCTGACTTACTGTAGTCGAAAGTCCCTTCAACGCCAATGTTAATACCAGTCATTGATGCAACGTTCTTGCCTGCAACAACACCGATACTCCAAGGTGCGTCTGTATTAATGCCATCGGATATGTTGCCGCCAAATGTGCCGCCAACATATGTATCCTTAGCAAATGCACTAGTTGCTCCTGCCAATGCTAGAGCTGTGGTTAGTGCGATCAAAGTCTTTCTCATGTGTCATGTTTCCTTTCTATTTGTTGGTCAAAAACCAACATGCTATTTAGTCCATTGAGAAATGGTCCGAGTGGAGAGATTCGAACTCCCGACCCATTGGTCCCAAACCAATTGCGCTACCAGACTGCGCTACACTCGGATTTTTTACCATCTAAAGAATAAAGATGCTATAAACATCCCTATAATCAAAGGTACTGTTAGTAAAACTGCTGTAAAAACTACTTCAGTCATGACCAACATACCTTTGATATGTTTACACCAGTACTTGTTTTTTCTTCAGTATATTTACAAAAAAGTAATGGTCTCTCTGGGGGTAATGGCATATAATCTGCCGGAATTACCCCCAGAGGTACTATCCGTTCGTCTACATATGTTGCACTACAACCTGCAAGGGTCATAGCTAAAAGTATAAAAAACGGTATTTTAATCATAGTTTAGCCTGCGCTTCTTGTTATAAAGTTTACTCGTACTTTTGTTGGCTTGAAATACTTTTCGATAGTATCCTGTGCAATGCCAATGTCAACTGGCTTACACGAGAAAATATCAATATAAGCATCACCATTAATATCAACTAGGTGTCCACTTATATTGCTAGTCTCAATCATCTGACAGAAACTAATTCCTGCCTTGTCTGGGGCATGGGTAGCAAAGTGTTCAATCATTGGCTCCCCAAATGCAACCATATCAATGGCTGGTACTAACTCTTTAATAAACTTATACACATTATCTTTGCTTGCTACTAATTCCTTATCACAAGCGGCGCAATCAAACATTGCATGATAACCCCAGTATGCCATCAACAAATTCCTTTCCGTGTTCTCTAGGCATTGTGATTGGTGCCCTTGGAGGGACTTGAACCCCCACGCTCTCGCACTAGAACCTAAATCTAGCGTGTCTACCAATTTCACCACAAGGGCACTAACATATATGGTGCCGGTACACAGAATCGAACTGCGAATTGATGATTACAAGTCAACTGTTATACCATTTAACTATACCGGCACGGCAACTACTTTACTTATTTGCTATTTGAAAATAGCAAATGAATTCTGGAGCGGGGTGCGGGAATCGAACCCGCGACTCTAGCTTGGAAGGCTAGGGTAATACCATTTTACGAACCCCGCTTACTAAAAGTGCTTCCTCCCTGCGGCGGTAATTATACTGCATCAAGAGCCAGGAACCCCCAACCCCATCACACACAGCCTCCACCCGCTCCCCGACCAGGGAGGATTCTCGCATTGCCAGCGCCAGTTCGGTTAGACTGGAACCACCCGTGGCTATCACACCACTTCTCATCCTCCGGGTCAGAGTATCCGTTGATTAAACGGAACGTCCTTTTAATCCGCTTGTCGTGTAAGATAGTATTTTCGATATTTTTTGCATCCAAAAAACTCTTTCATACTAGTCTCTACAACTGCTTGATCAAACGGTTTACAACTAAAAACATCCAAATAAATGTGTCCTAAGCTATCTACAAAGTGTGCTGTAATACTACTAGTTACTATTACCTGAACTACAGTAAAGCCCGCTTTGTCTAAGAATTTTTCCGCCGTATATTCGATTCGAGGTTCGCCAATTGGTTCCATATCAATATCAACAACCAACTTTCGAATCCATCGATCAACGTTTGAAAAATCTGACATTAAACTATTATCACAGCCTGAACAATCTAATATTAGATGGTAACCCCAAAACGTATTCATAATCCTCCCATATTGAAAAACACTCAGAAATGCGTTTCAATATAGAATTGGCGGAAGTGGTAGGATTCGAACCCACGGAAGAGTCTCCCCTTCAACTGATTAGTAATCAGCCGCCTTAAGCCACTCGGCCACACTTCCTAACTTTGGCTCCCCAGGATGGACTCGAACCACCGACCAAAAGATTAACAGTCTTCTGCGCTACCACTGCGCCACTGGGGAATATAACTATTCAATTGTCAAAGATCGATACAACTATGTTGTATATGTAACGTATTATATAGCCTATAGAACTCTTGTCAACTACTTTTTTGACAAAATTTTATTTAAAATTGCTTCTGCATCTGGATAAGACTTCATTGCATCAATAATGTTGTCTACTGCTTCAATGCGTATCATCTCTGCATTCGTGTTTGCAGGTTTAGGATAATCAAAAGACTGGAAATTATAAGGTTGCCAATTCTGTTGCCAAGAATATGAAATGCTGTAATTTTTATCTGCCATTATGCTAGTTCCAATGTATGCTTGCAGGTGTGACGGAAAGTAAAACCAGGACAAGTGCAAGTGACCTTGCCTGCTTCTTTAACTACAATGTAACTGTTGCCTTTTGAACCTTGTACTACTTTTTCAATTCGCTGTTCTTGCTTAGGCTGTTCGTAACTTACTGGAAGATCGTTAACTCCAACAATACGTTCACGTTGAATCACACGAACAGGAAAATCACGAAGACCTGTAGTCAAACCCACTTCGTTGGGCTTGTACCATTTTTCGTATACAACTTTGCCTGTGTATGTGTTAAACTCTTGTGAAACGACACCTGGTGCGTACAAGTGTCGTTTGTCCCACATGATGTTTTTAACACGAACAGTTACTTCACGACCTGCTTCTAACATGATAAACTCCCGTTACGGTCTAGGGCTAACACTCATGTACAATTTTACACTATCACCAACGCTGTAAGCTCTTTTGCTTATAAAAGATCCGCTAAATTCTTTCCAAGTCCAAAACACTTGATAATCACGAATTTTTTCTTTGTAGCTAGAAGTTACAGTTTCTGTACATTGCTCTACTCTACGATAGCCTACAATGTTTCCATTTCTTCCATTGTTGGATCTGCTGCCTATTACAGCACCAGTAGCAGCACCTACTCCTGTAGCGGCTTCTCGGCCTCGACCGTTCCCTACTTGATTGCCAATAATGCCACCGATAATAGCACCTACTACTGCGCCACCAACGTTAGTCTCATCACTACTAGAATCATAGATTGGAACCTCTATATCTCTACATTCAGTTTTTGGTATCCAAATTTGTTCCATGTAAGAGTTAGTATCAACTCGTGTTACTTCACCAACAATCATAGTTGGTTGCGCTAAAGCGGTGCTAGCAAGTCCAAATGTTGCAATTGTAATTGCGATAAAACGCTTCATATAAGTATCCTCTTTTAGTTATACTATGCTTATAGTATAGCATACTTATATAGGATGTCAACTATTTTTTAAACAAATTTCCAGAAATACTAATACGATACTCGTCACTGGTATAAAATGGATATACTTGATGGCTTAGAGATGCCGGAAACATAATCATTTTCCCTTCAAAACTTTTGTCAACTGGAATTAGCCAAGGTTGTATTTGTCCAATTGTGTTAATGAATTGGAACGAAAAATGTCCTGCATTATTTCTTTCCTTTTCTATGTCTGGAAATACTGCTACCTCGTCGTCTATGTTATACGGAACTTTAATCCATAGCACAAAAACAAATTCACCGTTGTGGGTATGCAACGGATTAAACTCGTACTTTTCTTGAAAATTAACCCAAATTTCTCTAACACACAGATCGTTAGACGATGTGTCTGCATATCTATGCGTTAATTTATAATGCTCTGCTAATCTTAATGCTATTTTTTCTAAATGTGCGCTACACTTAGTTAATTTAAATTCTTTTCGTATATGACCAACTAAATTGCTATTCCATTTAGTAGAAGACTGGAAATTATTGTATATCTCGTCTATTTCATCTTTTATAGGTTTTAGATCAATTTCTTCTAAGTCGCAACCAACAAAACCTAAATTAGGAAAATGACAATAAAAAAATTTATCCATTACTACCTCTGAATGTCTAAGTGTATTTTAGCTTTGGTTATCTCATCTGCGTCTAAATATACTTCTTGGACTCGATCGTATCTAAAACTCCTAAACGCTTGTGCATTAACGTCCCAAACTACAACTGTTTTATCTGATAGTTCTCGAACTTTCTTTTGAGTTAATGGATCGTCTTTTTTTGGAACTGGTTTAAATTCTTCCATTAACGTACAAGTCATTAGTCTTTCGTCTCCATCTAATTTAAGGAAACGCACCATAATGATGTTACTTTCTAGGAGGCTGATCAGTTCCTTTTTTGTCGGTATCCCTTTTATCCTTGCTACGGTCTCGCTGGCCAAAGATTCTGTCCCAGCCATCTCGGTACTTTGCATCATCTGCTCCTTTTCTTCTTTTGTCGCCTTTTCCGCTCATAACTCCTCCCATATTCCTATTAGTTCAGCAACAGCGAATAGTATTACAAACCAGCCAATTGCATTAGTAGCAAACGCAGCAGCACAACCTGCAAGGCGCAGTCCGCTTTTAATCATGCTTAATTTAAAATGTTTATTACTTGGGTCTTTTGGTTCCATATTATTCTCCGTTCCATAATCTTTTTAAGTTAATATTAAACGACAAACTCATTCTTACATTATCTGTTGTATTTTCAGTTACTTGATGATGTAACCATCCTGGAAATAAAATAAGAGCACCCTCTTGAGGAGGATAAACTGCTAAATGCTCTGTAAAAAAAATAGTTGCATCATATGCAGGGTTTGGGTTTAAAAATTGTATTGATCCGTCTTTACCGTTTGTTTTATAATAATAAACACCAGCTATGTCATTTTTTGCATGATTGTGCATAACTGTATGTTCGCCTTTTTTTGTATAAGTCATCCATGACTGTTGTATTTCAAATTTGAGCGGCGTTCCATTCATTGAGTTGATATAAGCATTGGTGTGCTTTTTAATAAACTTTTTTAATAGTTGTAGATCATATTGGTCAATAAGATTATCTGTAAAAGATACATCGCTTAGGCTATGATTACTACTAACCCAATCTGGTCTTTTAGAATACTGTATATCTTTACACTTGCTAGAAATTTCGTTATTAATAGCAAGTGTATCTATCTTAGTTGCCAGTGTTCTGTAAATTGGAGTAGAAAAAATTGCTTCATTCATTGATTAAGATCTTTTTTCTGCTATCTTATCTGCTAGACCCCAATTGATTGCTTCTTGAGCAGATAAAAAGGTGTCAAATTTCATTGTATCAAGAAGTTCTTCGTATGTTTTGTTGGCACTATTATGTCGCGCATATAGTTCAACAAGGCGTTTGTTTAAACGCTTTGATTCTTCAAAGTGTCGAATGTTATCTTCCATCTCAAGTTCCTGCACATAAACTGATCCGCCTGTACCTCGTGTACCTGAGCTTACACGGTGGATCATTGTACGGCTTTCTGGAAGAACAACTCGTTTACCTGGTGTGCCTGCTTGTGCTAAGAAACTACCCATACTTGCGGCTTGACCCATCACAATAGTACGCACATCAGATTTAATGTACTGCATAGTGTCATAGATAGCAAGTCCGGCAGTAACTGAACCACCCGGACTATTAATGTACAAATTAATATCCTTGTCAGGATTTTCACTTTCTAAGAATAGCATCTGTGCTACAATTAGATTAGCCATCATATCTTCAACTGGACCGTTTAGCATAATAATACGGTCTTTGAGCAAGCGGCTATAGATATCGTATGAACGTTCGCCGCGAGCTTCTTGTTCTACTACAATTGGTACTAATGGCATTAACGGCCTCTCCCTTGATAAGTTACAGTTTCTTTAGGTCCTTTTGAGATAAACTCTAATCCCGCCATTGAACCCACGTACATTTTTTTATTAGTTACGTACGAAAGCGTTAATTTAATTTTTCGTTGGATACTTACTGACAAAGAAACTAAAGGCCTAAATTCTAAAATTTCTGCTTCAATATCCTGTCCTTTATCAACATTGTGCAATATGCATGTATCGTCGTATCTTGATTTAATCATTTTTTTGTGCCGTTACAAGAAGGTTAAGTATATAATTCTCTACTAACAATTTAGTTATTGTTGCCATGGCTACAGCAGCAAAATTTGCTTCTGCAATTCCATCAAACTGGTCAACAACATTACCAGCCATCATTTTAAATGCTTCTGCTTTGTTAACTCCCATAGCCGCCCAATCAATTGGATATGCCAACTGAGCTTCCATAGCTAATGTGGCTAGTTGTGTTACAATTTCTTCTCTGTTTTCCATTGGCATCTCCTAATGTATCATTTTTGTATCTTCGTCATTGTTTACGTCAATGCCAAAAACATCTTTGCATAATTTAACTATTGTTTCAGGAACTATATCATCTTTACCTGTTGGTATCCAAAGTCCTTTAAGCCTACCTGTTGATCCGCACACAATAAGTCCATAATCGTTTTCAGTCAGTGCTTCATCAAATTTAATTAACTTAGTCATAGTCAACTCCTGTCCTGTATTAGAGTAACATGTTTAGACAGTTTTGTCAAACTCTTTATTAAGATAAAATTCGATAATTCTTCTGTCAATAATTCCTTTAGGATTACCAAAGCTGTTTGAAACAACAAATCTAAAAGGACACTTGCCCCAAGATTTATCTTTTAAAAAGTTAAAATAAAGTCTACGGTGTTCTCTGTTATCTACATCAAATTCAACAATTGGTCTCATATGTTTATATAGTGAATCTAACATCTAGTTTTTACCTTTCTGAAAGAGATATTCTCTCTTCAGCCACCATTTATACTTGTTAAAGTATTCTTTTACATTGCCACAAGGAGTTGTCTTCCAAAGGTTGCACTCATCAACGTGGTCGTACCATTTCTCCTGCAACCAAAGTCTAAAGGGCTTTGGTCTAGTCCCAAAGACTTTGGTAGTATTTTCCAAAGAGTCTAAACCCATTTTGAATCCTCGCTTCGTATGCTTTGCGTCCTTCCCAGTCGTACACTTTAGTATCGTTAGGCCCGTGTATCATTTGACTCATACCGCCTTCCAGTTGTACCCACTGTAGATCGCTTTCACCAGTTTCAAACTGATCTTCCCAGCCGTCATTGACCTTGCTGTCAAACGCAAAGATCATTTCGCCCATGACCCAATCCCAGCGTTCATGATGCTTGTCATCTACTTCACCGTTGTCTTTCTGCTTCTTAGTAAGTTTCTTACCGTGCAGTTCCTTGGGCACATCTTCCAAGTCAACGTAAGGAGCACCGTGCTTTTTTTCTTTCAGTTGCTTGAGCATAGGCAACACGATGTAGGCAAGTGTGTGATCCATGCTCCAGGTGTCCCAACGATCAATGTGTACTTTAATTGTACGCTTCTGCTTGCTGTGGATCCAGCTAAGGAAACGATACAGCAGAGTCATGTGACGCTCACGACTCCACGAACGGATTTCGCCTACTTGTGCTTCTGGTTCAACCTCTCCGTGAGCAAGCCATTCTCCAAAGTTGTGAACCCACTCTGGCTTGCGAGGAATACCGTACTCGTCCTTTTCTTCTTTAGCCCAGAAGCAGAGAAATTCTGCTAGTTGGTAAGGTCCAAACCAGTCTTTGTAGGGTCCTATGCGTACTTTCATATATCTTTTCCTAAAATCCGTTCACATTCCTCACGGAGGATATTCTCCATGTGCTGATTAAATGTAATATCTTGATCATGTGCTTGTTTCATTAGAGTATACAACACATCGTCAGATATGTCAACTGGAATACTTATACGAGTGTCATATTCTTCGCCTGCAATGATAGCCTGCGCTTTTTGGATGAAGTCACCGTCGGACTCTAGATCCGTCCAGTTAACATCGTCCCATGCTTCCTTATCTACAGCAAGATCTTGATCATAAATGCGATAAGCTCTATTATTAGCATAGTCACAAACTTCTACGCAATAGACTCGTTGATTATCTTTGGGTGCAAAAATAATGTCCAACGAATAACCGTCTTGCTCTCCACTCCAAGAATTTAAACTATAGAGAGCAGGTACACTACCATAATAATCACCACCTTCGGTGATTTTGTAATCTACTAGTTCCATCCATTCTTTAAGTGTAATCATTTTTCATCTCCAAGTTCTATGATTTTCAGCAACATGCTCACGACCGTCGTATTCGTGAATGTGCCATTCGATGTTATCCGGGATTTCAACAACTGCAAGATCAGATGCAAAGCCGTTGGCTTTTGAACCAAGTGTTTCTACAATCTCTACAAGGATTGGATCGTCTCGAGTAATATCGTATATATCTAGATACGAGTATCCTTCGTAAGATTTGGTCCACTTGCCGGGATCAAGGTTTTTCTTTTGGGCATATAGTTCTTGGGCTTCTTTCGACAAACCAAACCCACCAAAACATCGATTAATTACAACTTTGACCATTTTCTTTTTCCTTTGCTAGTTCTGCTACCATTAAGAATCGGTCATATGCTTTGCGAACAGTTGGGTTCTTCAGCAACTTGTCTGCTTCTTCCTGCATTGCCTTTACACCAACTTCGGCAAGGTCTCGTGTGCTACTGAATGTTAGGCTGAAGAACTCATCTCCAAACGCTGCCTTCATTTCTTCCCAAGCCTTACGCTGCCGTTCCGTGATAGGACGTTCTTTTGGACGAGCTTCGCTTTCTGTATATATTGCACGAGCGATAGCATCTTCAGCAACTCGCCCTGCGGCAATCATTGGTGCATAAGCAGGGTCAATGCCATAGCGAGTAGACTTGCCACCAGGATAAGACATAATGATGTGACAACCTTTTGGAAAACTATCCATAAGATCGCTGTCATATTCTGAAACCGGAACATATCTGCGTCCTTGTTTAATGTAGTAAAGTTTTTTCATGTCCATCGCAGTATAAAAAGAGTTAGAGCTCGGTCGTTAGGAATTCTTACAGTCATTCCTTCTTGTGTACAGTTGTTATTATTACACCACTCAACAAGATTGTCAAGCTCTAAAGTCCAATAAGCAAAGTCTGTTAGAACAACAATGTGTTCATTTTTGAAATCATGTAAATCTACACCTGCTACTATGAAACGGTTACGTTTCCAGTCAGCTAGGATGTCAGAACTCACTTTTTGCTTTCCTCGTATTTTGCTACCATGCGATAAACTGGTTCCATTTTTTCTTGAAAAACATCTGGAGCAGCCTCAGAAGCTCGTTGTAGGTCCCATTCATTCGGATAATGTCTTAAACACCAGATAGCCTGTTCACGAACTTCCTTAGGAACACGAGCATACTTACGTGTAGCTAAGTCTCGCAAGAATTGATATGTATTCCGTACTGCACGATATCTTTCGTCAGGTAGAGTCATAGGTCTTCCAATTTAACACGTTTAATGTCATCAACAAAGATTTTTAAAGTCTTGTTGTCGTCTTGTAGATTATAACGCACTCTTTGATCTTTGTCAATATATTTTACATATGATCGACCTTCTTCGTCAATTACTTCTAGGCGATCAATGCCGCTCATCTTTTGATATTCTTCTCCGTCAAAGATAGCATTGTGGATAGCCATGTATCCACAGTCCATACCTGCGCCATACATGCCTGGATCAAATCCAAATATATCGTACAACACATAACGGTAGGTTCCGTTATATTTGATATCGCCTAACCAAATACGTTTACAAACAGCATAGAAGGCATCTTCACGCTCTTTCTCAGAAAGATTATTCCACCAAGTGTCATTCTCAGCCTCGTACTTTTCTTTGGCCTTTTCCATTTCTTGACCAATATCGCTTAACGCTTGTAGAGCTTCTTGGGTTTGTTTTTCTTTATCGTTCATTCTTCAACTCCGAAATGTTTTAGGATCATCTCGCTCACAGCAATCTCACCAATCGTAGTCATTTCCCCAGTGGATTTGAAAGGAAGATTGGCACATTCTCTCACAATCAACTCGGCGAACTTTTCAGCAAAGCAATCCGGGATATACATCTTTTCCAGTTCATCATTTAGCGGATTACCTGGAAATGGGTTATCAACTGCTATTACAACCTGTTCAGCAAGTTCTCGGATTCGTTCGTTCATAGCCAACTCCCAGGTAATACATAAGGCTTCTTATTAGCACCACGCTCACGTACATCAATCTGACGATGCTTGACTTTCAACTTCTTGGCAAAGTACCTAGCCCTACCAAGATAAGGAGTAGCAATAAAATTACGCCAACCACCATCGGGAAATGTTTGTGGCTTATTCAATGCCACATAGTAACGTTTCTTATGATAACACTTCATCATTCAACTCCAAAATGTTGTTTGATAATAACCTGAGCAAAGTTCAAACCAGCAGCAACTTGCGGAGGAGCAGTATCTTTCTGATCTTCGATTTTATTTGAACATTCTCTCACAATCAACTCGGCGAACTTTTCTATACTCTCAAGTATTTTTAATCCACCTCTGCCGTCATCCGACCCATTCCATTGTTGAGATTCTTCCCACAGTTGTTTAGTTC